TAAAATAATCATGCCAGTCTTCACAGTATAAAACCATGATTCTGAATTATACCAATTCCATTCTGAAGGCACCGGTTTGATTTGTTGATAACCTTTTTTCTGAAATGTAATTTTATCATGTTCATCATTTGCATTGATGTATAATACACCAGAAATAAAACTATTTGGATGTTCATGGCTATGATGCCATTCTTTTTCTTTAGTATAATTTGTCCATGATTGTGTAATATATGGTGCCATTTCATATTTTGGTACATAAATTCTTTTAATGAATTCTGCTACATGAGCTGTGAGAATATTACGAACATCTTCCAAACCAGGTTCATTGAGTATATAATTATTGGCACTTGTAATGTTACCAGCATTTGACACAGTTTTTTGTTCGGCATTTTGAAAGATTTTCATTTCTGAAGATGTAAATGGTCTATTCATATGAGAAACATAAATCGGTGTTGGAAAAATACCAGAGATTTCTGGTTCAACAATCGTTGTTATATTATTCATTTTTTTTATGTTTATCATATTGTATCAGAATCATCTATTGAATTAAGATAAGAATATACTTTTTCATAGGCCTCATTTTCATTAAGTGCTAACACATAGGCAAGTAGCTCATCATCATTAATGGATATAGGAAAAGGTATTCTTTTAAGATATTTAATTGGAATGGTCATAGGCAAATTAACGCAAAAATAACTTGAGTTTTTGATATTGTCTATGGTTTTTTTTACTTCAGGTAATATATTCATCACAAGGTCATCATATAAAATTTATTTTAGGCACAATCTGATAACGATTCAATCCATCTTCTTGTGCAAGCTTTATCGTCTTCTTTGCATGGTGGAGTTTCATCTGGAATTAAACTCAATACAGCAGCTTCTGTGGCTAAATCTTTAACATCTTCTTTTTTGTTTTCTAACATTGTATTCACCTTTTGGGTTATTAATAAACTCAACTTGTGGTTGATTCTCTATTTAGATATTTGTATATTCTAACATAATAAGTAAATCGTCTTGGTTCTCTTTCAAAGTTTGGAAGATAACCAAAATAGTCTAACATTCTTTTATAATATAATTCAATTTCTTGGTCTGTCATTAATAAACCCAAGATACGAATGAATAACGGATACCTTTAGTGCAATCTCTTACTAAATGTGGATACATGAAGTTTGATGGAAATATCAACACATCACCTTCACCTAAAGGAATAACCTGGTCCCACATTACAAACTCAGCGCCTTCATAATTTGAATTGAGATTACCAACAATACTTAATGTAGGTATACCTTTTATTTTACCATCAAACATTGAATGAATATGATCACAATGTAATTTCATATTGGTTTGTTCAGCATAACGATTGAAACGAATTTCTGTAAAACCAGCCCAGCCACTAAACCATGAAAAATTTAAGTCTTTCATGTATTGTGTAATTAAAGTGTGTGTCATTTGCATGAGCTGAGGTTTTGTTTTAACATCATTAAAAAACACCGATAATTCTTTTTCAGTTGAATGATATGAATCAGTATTGACATTGTAGAATGTGTGTTGTTGCCAATCTACTTTGTCTAATTCAATACAAGTTTGATGACATATATCGTGTGGAATAGCTCCTTGGAACACGGTCACATAAGATTCTAGGTCTTTGTTAATCATTTCAATGGGCCTTACAAAATTATTCAATACGCTCATTTAATTTTTCTAATAATATAGTATCATACACTCATTTATGCTAAATGTCAAGCTATTTTAAGGTGATAATAAAACTATTTAATTACCTTTTGATTTATGTTAATTATACACTTATTGGTAGAAATATGAGGCAATAAAAAACCCGCCGTAGCGGGTTTCTTATAAAATATAATATTATTCTGGTCTTGTCTCTTTAACCCAAGATGTGGTGTCTTCATCCCAGCGATAGAATTCATTTTCAGCTGCGTCTGTTGGCATTGGTGTTGGTGCTTCCCAACGACAAGTTGTTTCATTTAATACCCAACTTGGATATGGTTTTGGATGAATAAATGCGTCACGACCTTCGTCATACGTCATGCCGATACCAGCATAGTTTTTACGAATGTTGTGGTTATATGATGTTTGAATCCAACGAATGCCTTCTTGAACGCCGAATACGCTTTCTTGCCATGCACGGCCGGCTGCTTCTGATTCGTTACCTTCTCCGTCAACACAGTTCCAATTATCAACTGCGTGAACTTCAACTACGACATTATCTGAATTTACTTTAGCGAAATGTGCCATTTGTTACTTACCTCCATGAAAAATAGTGATACTCATATTTATAAGGATTATTTATTAGTTTATGGAATAAATGGCTGATGTGGCTGCATTAGTTGTAAATGTTCCTGGTCCAGTAAAGGTATGAATAGTATATCCCGGTGATGTTGTTACTGTTCCGCCTGTGGCGCCTTGACTACCCGAATAACGGATAACTACGATACCGGATCCGCCAGAACTACCTGGTGCGGTTTCAGCTGCACCAGCTTGACCACCACCACCACCACCTCTATTAGTTACTCCATTTGTTTTAGTAGTAGCAGAACCTGCGTTACCACCTGAAACTCCAGGAGTACCAGGACCACCAAGACCATTAGTACCTCCATTACCACCGCCACCACCACCACCAGCGTATGTAACTGATGAACCAGTTATAGAGGATGCGGTTCCATTTCCACCTGCACCTCCATTAGATCCACTACCATTACCTCCTACAGAACCAGAACCTCCACCGCCGCCGCCACTAGCATCATTAACTCCGTTTCCACCAGTATTACCTTGTCCGGGTGTACCTGAACCGCCTACCCCAGCAGGATTAGATCCTCCACCGCCTCCGCCAGATCCTCCAGAACCTCCGTTTCTATTAGCACCACCGCCACCATGACCTCCGCCGCCGCCAGTAGATGTAATAGTAGTTAATCCTGAACCCGATATTACAGAATTTGATCCAGAACTAGCAATAGTATTCCTATCAATTGCACCAGCACCACCACTACCAACAGTCACAGTATATGCTGTTGAAACGCTTACTGGTGATGTTCCTGTTAGATATCCACCAGCGCCGCCACCGCTACCTCGTTGAATTCCAGCTCCACCGCCACCAGCAACCACAAGATATTCAATAGAAGTTACACTAATAGCGGCTTGTGTTTGATTTAATCCTGTAGGATATCCATAACCTGTTGGTCTTATAAAAGATTTATTACTTACAACTGTTGTGTATTTTATTTTTGGCATAATTAATTTACTGAATAAGTTGCAGCTTGAATAAAATTAGAATTGGTTGCAAATGTTCCTGGACCCGTAAATGTGTGAACAGTATAACCTGGTGCAGCTGATGGACTTATTGAAGAACCACCAGTAGCTCTTTGAGAACCTGTATAACGAACTACTACGATACCTGAACCGCCAGATGCACCATTTGCACCTTCTTGTCCGCCACCTCCGCCTCCGCCAGTGTTTGTAGAACCTGATGTAGCTGATGGACCTCCACCATTTCCTCCACCACCAGAAGAACCACCTACTTGAGCAGGATTTGATCCGCCCGTACCAAGTGATGGTCCAGTGTTGCCTGAGCCTCCTCCGCCGCCTCCAGCATATGTTGTTGCAGTTCCTGTAATAGAAGAAGCACTTCCTGCGCCACCCTTACCAGCATATGAATCAGTATCAGTTGCATTAGCGCCAGCAGCACCAGCACCACCTCCACCGCCACCTGCGCCGTTTAGGTGATTATAACTATATCCTCCACTATTTCCTTGACCTGGAGTTCCTGAACCGCCAGCGTTTCCTAATCCACCACTAAAACCTGATCCGGTTCTTCCACCGCCGCCGCCAGAACCACCTGAAGTACCGGTACCTCCATTAGAAGCACCTCTACCACCACCTGAAGATGGAGTTATTCCAGGAAAACTAGAATTGCTTCCTGAAGTGGCTGTTGCTCCTCCAGAACCAACAGTAACAGTATAAGGTGTAGAATTTGTTAGTGTGAGAGAACCTGTTAATAGACCACCAGCGCCACCGCCACCGCCTCCACTATTACCACCGCCTCCACCGCCCGCAACAACTAGATATTCAATTGCATCGGATTGAGCTTGACTTACATTTAATCCCGCTGGAAATGTATATCCGCTAGGTCTTACAAAAGTGTTTGTTGGATTAGAAACTGCGTATTTGATTCCCATTTAGAATAATCTCAATGAATTTTTTCTTTTATTTAGTTGACGGAATAGACTGGTATACCAACTAATGAACCTGATCCTGTGAATGTATGAATTTGTTTACCAGCAGAAGTTGTGACTGTACCACCTGTGAATAGAGCTGTAGCTGATGTGTAAGATATGATGACTACACCTGAACCACCAGCACCACCTGTAAAAGAGCCGCCACCGCTTTGACGAGAAGCAGCAGAACCACCACCACCTCTGTTAGTAGTTCCATTATTACCATTTGCGTTTGTATCAGGACAGCTTGCACCTCCATCTGTTGCTGTTCCAGGTGTGCTAGCAGTAAAAGAAGAGCCTCCACCGCCACCTGCATATCCAACACTTGAACCTGAAATATTTGATGAAACGCCTGCTCCACCATTTCCACCTTTTGATGCTTGACCTATCTGCCCTACAGCTCCAGCACCACCTCCGCCACCACCCGGTCTGTGAGATGTGTTTGGAGAAGTTCCACCATTACCACCTGCATAACCTTGATTAGCTGTTCCAGCACCGCCCGTTCCACTTGCGGGTGAAAAAAATCCACCACCACCGCCTGAACCACCTAACGCTCCATTACTTGATGGAGAAGCAATATCTCCTCTACCTCCACCACCACCACCTATAGATGTTACAGTTGTAATTCCTGTTCCACTGATAGATGAATTTGAACCATTACTACCAATAGTAGGAACAGTTGTTCCGCCATTACCTCCAGCTCCAACTGTAATAGTATAAGTATTAAGAGTAGATAAAGTAATTGCAGATTCTGCTGATGCACCTCCACCTGAAGACCCAGCTGAAGTTCTTAAACCACCGCCACCGCCACCAGCAGTTCCGTCTCCGCCAGCAACACCGCCGCCACCGCCGCCTCCAGCTACAACTAAAAAGTCAGTAGTTACAGCAGGACCTAAAGATAATCCTGCTGGATAAGCGTAACCAGAAGGCCGAACAAAAGATCCGTTGTTATCGGAACTAAAATACTTGATTTCAGCCATTAGCTAATCTCTACACCAAATGCTGATATTGAAACTGAACCCGAATTTGAATTGGCAGCTAGAATTGTACCAGCTGGTAATGTAAGACCTAAACTTAACAATGCAGTATCAGAGGCGGGAACCACACCACCACGAACCACAAAATATGTGTTGGCTGCCGTTGCTGAAAAACCACCAGATGGCATTACAATAATTGAATAGGATACATTAGCTGCTGTTTGATTTGCTACTGTAATGTTATTGATAACCGCTGAAGTTGAAGCTGGAACCACATACACATTACCTTGAGTATTTGCAGTAGGATTTAATTGTCCTAAAATTTTAAGTGCGTTAGCCATTATTTGATTTCAACTCCATAAGCGTGAATAGCAACACCTGCAGCTGAAGAGGACGCATTAGCACCTGTTACATTAGCTGAAAGAATTGCTGATGTTGGTAATGTTACACCTGTATCTAATACTAATGTATCAGCTGCAGGTATGTTAAGTGATTTAAGAATAAAATGTTTAGTTGCTAATGCTTCAGTAGAAGGTCTGGCGACTAAATCAATGAGAATATTGTTTTGTGTGCCATTACAAACTGTAATTAGATTGACAACAGTATTCGTTGAAGCTGGAACCACATACACATTAGAGTTTGTATTGGCCACACCAGCGATTTGACCTAGAATCTTATAAGGTGAGGCTGAAGCTGGAGCATCTGGTATGACACCAATACTTGAAGAAACGATTGATAGTTGTCCGTTTGATAATGCAACTAATGATGTATTAGCAGCAGAAGTTAAACGACCTTGTTGGTCTACTGTAATGACTGGAATTTGTGTAGAACCACCATAGGTGCCTGATGTAACTGCTGTGGATGCAAGTTTTGCGGCTGTTACATTGGCGTCTGCTATTTTAACTGTGGTGATTGCGTTAGCTGCAATATCGGCTGCAACTACTGTTCCGTCTGCAATTGAAGCAGCTGTTATTTGACTGATTGCCATAGAATCTCTCTAAACAATGATTGATGAATTTACATTTATAGTGTATTTATCTATTCAAAATGTTTAATCCTGATGTTTTATCAATTGAGTTGGGTCTTGATTGAATATCCAATTAACAAATTTGCAAGCTAAATCTTCATTTGTGAAGTAACGAGTCATTACTTGTCCCGTAAGTGTAGAACAAACAAATATAAGTATGTTTCCTTTGTAATTTGAAAATTTAATCCACCAATATTCATGAACAACTGGGTGCCATGAACGAAGATGTTTGATAATGTCGGTCTCTAAATTTTTCTGCATATTGGGCAATAATTGAATTTATTTAGCGAAAATGTGTTGGCCGGCGCATCTTTGTTTTATACATAGCTGGTGTCCGGTTTGATAATAAATGAGCTTTCCTAATCCGACATGAAACCCAATCATTATAGTAATCATCAGTTCTTAAAGCGTCCCGATTAAATATCTCCCAGGTCTCCCAATAAGCACATTCAGAGCGTGATTTACAGAGATGTAATATCTCTCTTCTAAACACATTTTCTCCAAGTGTTTTTACCTCTTCTTGAATAATTTTGTTAGAACCAAAGTATTTTTCCCAATCAGAAGTAATTCTAACTTTTTTGGATTTACCTTTTACTTGACGCCTTGCAGCTTTGGTAAAAAACTTCTTACCTACATATTTACGACCAGTTCTGACATTTGTAATAAGATACACCATGCCAAAATATTCACCAATTTCTTCACCCGTAAATTCTTTATGATTATATGTCCATTTCAATCTGTGTAACCGTCATCTTCCTCGTTGAATGATTTTTTAATTTTATCAATTTCGTCTATCATGTATTCACCACAGAATGGACAATAGAGAGGATCTGTTTCACATATCTCTTTGTCATACTGTATCACATATTTAGACCCACATTCACACGAATGGTGTTTGTTTGCCATAAGTTATTTTATTGAATTATTTACACGAACAGTTAAGTTCGTAGTTTTTAATTGCAGCTTTGATAGCATCTTCAGCAAGAACTGAACAATGTATTTTTACTGGAGGGAGTGCGAGTTCTTCAGCAATAGCTGAGTTTTTGATAGTAGAGGCCTCTTGAAGAGTTTTACCTTTGATTATTTCTGTCACTAAACTTGATGAGGCTATGGCTGAACCACAACCATAGGTCTTAAATTTAGCATCTGTAATGACACCATTTTCTACTTTGATTTGTAATTTCATTACGTCACCACAGGCCGGTGCACCAACCATTCCTGTGCCAACATTTGGTTCGTCTTTAGGAAAAGAGCCAACATTTCTTGGATTTTCATAATGATCTAATACTTTTTCAGAATATGCCATAAAATTATCCTATGCTGAAAATGATGAACCACAACCACATTTACTTGTGGCATTTGGGTTCTTAATTTGAAATTGTTCAGCCATTAATGTTTTACTATAATCTATTGTAGCACCATCAAGATATTGCATACTCATAGCATCTACAAGTAAAGTTACGCCATCTTTTTCTACTACAAAATCATCTTCACCTTGAGATTCATCAAAAGTAAAACCATATTGAAAACCAGAGCAACCACCACCAGAAACAAACAGTCTTAATTTAAGGTTTTGATTGTCTTCCTCGGCGAGTAAGCTTTTAATTTTATTAATAGCGCCTTGTTCTAATGTTACCAATTGTTTTTACTCTCTAATGAATCTTTAAGTTTAGGGTTAAAATTGACACGAATAATCTTTTCAGCCTCTGTTATGGATAATTTATATTTTTCTAAATCTGCAACAGGTAACGATGTATTTGGAAATATGTAAGCTGCTGACTTTTGATTCTTTACATCAACAATTACTTTATATATTTTTGTAGGAATACCAACATTGTTACCAATGACCGCATAACCTTTTTCATAAATTGGTCCAGAAGCTATATATACATCATTATTTTTCAATACATATTCACGCACTTTAATTTCTAATTGTTTCCAGATACCACGGTTATTATTTGGTATCTGTGGAATCATATTCGTTAAAAAGAATGATTCAGACATGATTTCATCATTTTGTGTATTGTCAGCGCCAGGACTTAAATGACCACGGTCATATGGTTTACCAGCATAATCTGCTAGTTGACTTTGATGTTGAACAGGAACTTCAGGATCAGGACGAAAGTCATCTTTGCGTTTTGCTGGGCCTGTAATTGATTCTTTAGTAAGATGCTCTAGCACATATACAGCGGTCTTTGTATTGTAATTGTATTGTAAAGCATAATTCTTTTTACACATATACTGAACATTGACCGCCTTTGACACCGGTGCACCATAAGGTGTAAATTGTGGACATTTATCATCAATAGGATTCGCCAGAGATGTTAATGGTAATAGTAATAATAGTAATATTTTCCTCAAATTAATTTATAACCTTTATTAAATTATATTATTTAATCCGTTCTGTTATCAACCCACGGACGCTTGCCTAACATATGTAGGTTCAAAGTTTTTTGAATACGGTCATGTTTAACTGAATCTTCATCAATAGTATTGCCTTCGTATTCTTCAGCTTTGTTTACTGGAGCTGAATATGGTCGTTTTGATAGTTGTTGTTGATTACCCGTATTCTTTTGTTGAACATCATCTTCTGCATATACTGATATTGTTGTGCTTAATAGTGTTACCAATAGTAGATTTTTTAACATTTAATTTCTCCTTAATATTTGCATAACCTATGCAATTACAATTACTTATACAAAGGAGAGGTTAAAATTTGAATGTCTGCTTATATACATCAGGATATGCTAAATGACATACACCAATTAGTATATATCATAGTTTTAGGTTTGGCTCCAAACATCACTCCAATTACCTGATAAAGCACCTTTGGCATAATCAGTAGCACGATTCTCAAAAAAGTTTGTGTGTGTCGGTGCGTTAATCATTTCTTCAACCCATGGTAATGGATTCTTTTTCACTTTGAATACGCCTTTCATACCAAGTGAAATAAGGCGCCTATCACAGATATAACGAATATATTGTTTTACATCAGCTGCAGTTAAGTCTGGCATATCACCCATTTCAAAAGCTAAATCAACAAACCTATCTTCCAATTCAACCATCTTTTCTGCGATGGTGTAGATTTGGCTCTTTAATTCATCGTTCCAGATTTCTTTGTTTTCTTCTATATAGGTTCTGAATAATTTAATCATAGATTCACAATGTTGTGTTTCATCCACAATAGACCATGTAATCACTTGGCCCATACCCTTCATCATACCATGACGAGGAAAATTAAGCAACATAATAAAAGAACTAAAAAGCTGCATGCCCTCCGTAAAAGCAGAGAAGACGGCGATGTGTTTTGCAGTTGACGCAAGGTCACCATTCTTTGAGCTAATATCCGTAACGTAATCGTGTTTATCCTTCATTTGTTGATAATCTAAAAATTGATTATAAGTTGTATCTGGTAAACCTAATGTTTCAATGAGGTGAGAATAAGCTGCAACATGAAGTGCTTCACGAGCTGCAAAACCTAATAACATCATACGAACTTCTGGTTGTGAAAAATATGGTAGATAATTCTTTACATATCCTGAAGCTACATCTACATCACCTTGAGTAAAAAAACGAAAGATGTGTGTTAAAAATTGTTTTTGTGATGGTGTAATTTTATTCTTCCAATCTTTGACATCTTCAGCCATAGGAATTTCAGTATGAAGCCAGTGACTTTGTTCATGTTTAAGCCAAGAATCGTAGGCCCAAGGATAAAAAAATGGTTTGAAACTGGTTCTTTCGTCTGTAATTTTGTAATCGTATTTCTTGGTCATTTTTATCCTTCGCAAGCTACGCAAACGGATTCTTCCGTTGCTAATTGTTTTAAGTCTATCTCTTTAATTGCTTCACGCTCAATCTTCTTGGCCACTTTATCAGCTTTACCAATCTTTTCAGAACGGCAATAGTATAGTGTTTTAAGTCCTGTTTTCCATGCCATAAAATGAATTGCATGGAGGTATTTCACATTCACATCTGGTCTAAAGAATAAATTAAGTGATTGAGCTTGATCAATATATTCTTGGCGATCAGCTGCATGTTGAATAATCCAGCGTTGATCTATTTCCATGGATGTTTTGAATACATCTTTAGTCCAATCATCTAAAATATCCAAATGTTGAACCGAACCATCATTCGCAATAATACTCGACCAAATTTCATTATAATCTAATTTAGTATCTTCTTCACATTTCTTTTTAATGATTATATCCAAATAACGATTCTTGTTTAAGAAAGCACCACTTAAAGTATCTTGGCGATAAGCATTAGCACGATAAGGTTCTATACTTGGACTGGTGTTTCCCATAATGATACTGCTAGAAGCGTTAGGAGCAATAGCCATAAGATGGCTAAAACGGTTACCCGTACCTTTGGCGTCAGGTGCTTCGCCACGCTCTCTACCCAATTCTTTATTTGCTTCATTTAATTTACTCCTAATATGATTAAACATAGTTTTATTACGACCAACGGTCATTGGATTTTCCCATGGTAAATTGTTCTTTTGTAGATAAGCATGAAATCCTAATGCGCCGATACCAATACTTCTTTCACGCATAGCAGAATATTTAGCTCTCTTAATTTGTTTTGGTGCATTATCAATAAAATGTTGTAAAACATTATCAAGCATTTCTGCTACATCTTTTAAAAAGAGTGCATCTTCTTTCCAATTATCATAGTATTCTAGGTTTAATGATGATAAGCAACACACAGCTGTTCTTTCATCATCTGTTGGTAAAACAATTTCAGAGCAAAGATTACTCTGACGAATCTTGAGGCCTAAATCTTTTTGCCATTGTGGCATTGCATTGTTACTTGTATCAACATAGTGAATATAGGGTTCACCTGTTTGCATACGCATTTCAAGAATGGCTTGCCATAAATGTTTTGCTGATACTACTTCACGAACTTCGCCATTGTGCGGATCTTTTAATTCCCAATCATCATTTGCGTTTGGATCAAGCATACATCTTTCAATAATGTGCATGAAGTTATCAGTAATGTTAATACCATGATGAAGATTTAAGCAACGCATGTTTTGATCACCCGTTGGTTTTCTCATTTCAAGAAACATCATAATATCAGGGTGAGAAATATCCAAATAAGCAGCATAAGAACCCCTACGAGTGCGACCTTGACGATAAGCCAAAGAAGAAGCATCATAAGTGCGAAGATGAGGCATAACGCCAACAGACTTATCATCAGTAGAACGAATACCGATACCAATTCCAACTCCACCTCCTAGCATTGACAACCAATTTACTTCTGATAATGTTTCAACGAGACCTTCTGCCGAATCATCCAGATAAGGTAAGAAACAAGAAATAGGCAGACCACGTTTGCTACGACCGAAAGAAAGGACAGGAGTAGAATAAGAAAGCCAATGCCTACTAACGTAATCATAAAGCCGTTGTGAATGTTCTTCATTACTTCCAAAAGTTTTTGATACATATGCAAATCTTTCCTGTGGTGACTGTTCATCTTCACGCATATATGATTCTTTAAGTCTTTTTAATCCAAGTTCATCAAAGAGAGAATCACGAGAATAGTCTATCTTTATACCGTGAACGATATTAGTCATTCAAATACTCCAAATTATTAAAAAATTACTGAGATATTAAACGCAAATGTGTGTCAGATTGTGTATGCTATATTTTTTTCCAGAATACAAAGTTTGTTTGCGCTTCTAAACCAGAGAAGGTGCTTCTACTTATAATATTTTTTATCTCATCCAAGGTAATTCCTGATAAAATTATTTCATTTATATCTTTATTATCAGAAAGAGTTTTCGGCCAAATGACGACATCATGCTGTGATTTGATTGCATCTTGCATCATTTTTACGATTTCTTTATTTCGTGGTTCGTTATCAAATATGAGTATCTTCTTGGGTGCATTGATGCTTTTTGCAACAGTTGTTAAGTTAGCATCACCAGAAGCTAAACAATTATTCAAAAACAAACTATCAATTGGGCCTTCAACAATCGTCACAGGTTTTGATAAATCCACACGATCCATACCATAAATTAACTTCTTATCAGAATCATGAGTTCTCAATGTTATATATCTTAATGTTTTATCACTATTCTCTAATGCACGACCCGATACCGCAATCAAATTATCATATTCATCATAGAATGGTATGACCAAGCGAGCATCATCAATTAGTTGATGCTCATTATTTGGAATCAAAGCATCAATGAATTGTTTATAGTGTAATGTAAATAATAAACGACCATAATGTTTAGTTGGTATTTTTCTTTTTTGTAAATATGTTAAACAAAAATGGCCTTGTGGAAGTTTATCACAAAATTCAGCATGATCAAATACTTTTTGTTTTTCTAGTTTATCAAATCTTGGTACAGGTACGTTAAATTTTGGTTCTTTATAATTAGATGATTTCATTTCGCCAGATTTATATCTTTCCATGATATATTCTTTTTGAAGTGATGGATCAACTTGATTAAGCAGATTGCTAATGTTGGCACCATGCCCACAATTGTGACAACGAAAGACTAAATTATTGCTTTTTTGAAATACATAACCACGAGCTTTGCTGATTTTCTTTTTAGAATCACCGCAGAATGGGCATGAAAAGTTCCAGAGATAATCTTTTTTTTGTTTAAAGTTTCTTAAACGGTAAGAAATTAACTTTAGATATTTTGAATCAATAATAAGTGACATAGAATCATACTATAACACAACTTTCAAAAAATGTCAATTAGTTTATGTAAGGAAGTAAGGTAGATATATCAACTTTACCTAAAATGAAACCGCCAACCAAAACTCCACCAAGAAGCATCCATTTCCATTTTTCAACTTCACTTAATTCGGTAATAATTGTTTTTTTGTCTTGTTGTTTGTGCCTTGCTAAATCGGAACGAATATCATCTAATCTATCAGTAATGTGTTTTTCTACTTGATCAATGCGCTCATGAATTTCACGATTGATAGTGGTAATACGAGAATGAAGTTCTTTAATATCTTCTTTTAATTCTTGTTCTGATTTTTCATGTTGTTCGTGCCTCTGCTCATGCAAGGTAATCATTTGCATGAGATTGATATTGATTTCTTGAAGCTTACTCAATGAATCAGATAATTTGTGGCAAAGTTCATCGGTCTGCTCTACATCTTTTTTGAGCAAACCGATGCCTAATTTCAAATCTTGAACTTCTTGCTCATCAGGCAACATATTCTTCTTCTACCTTAGCTGCTGGTTTTGGTTTTATTGGCATTGGTGGTTGAATAAAATTAGATGTTTCAGACTTTTTTGCTGATGAATAAGCATTAGCACCAAAGAAAGCTGCAACTAAAGCGGAGATAGCCACAAAATATGTGGGTGCAATATTACCAATGATAGTAGCTGCGTCATCAACATCAAGCCATGAAGCAATAACAATAGTGACTGGATATAATAACATACCCCACAAAGCAAACCATGTCATCTTACGCATAGCATCTCGTTGTGCGTCTTGGTCTTCAAGTTCTTTACGCTTAAATTCCAAATACATAGCTAACTCTTGGCTACTTACATAACCATCACCATTAGTATCTGCTTCTCTTAAATGTTGGTAAGCGTTATCACTTACGCCTTGTTTTATCTCTGCCATGTTTCCTCCTTAAGCAACTAATGAAACTACATTGATTAGATTTTCAATGAGTTCATTTAATTTAGTTTTCGTTTCTAAATCGCCAGCCGCAGCTGCGATAGCCTTACTATGCTCTAAATCACGGAGTAATTCTTTATATTCACTAGCACTAATTTGTTTTGCTTCAAACATAGATTTGAAGTCGTTGGCCTCTTTGGCAAAATCTGCCACGGCCGCATTATCTGAACCTAATAATTCGTTTAATAAATCGCTCATCTTGGTTTACCTCCTACTACATTTTGGATTGTTACAGCATTCTTTTCTATCAAACCAAATTTAGTTGTGCAATATGGTAAACTTACAGGTTCAGTTTCTTTATATCTTTCACTTAACCCTTTTACAATTTCTGCCAACTCTGAAGACATCTTAATTGTTTCTTCATTCTTTGGTATTGATTGACTATAATTTCTTAATTCTACTGCCTTGTAATAAATTTTATTGACAGTATCTTTTACTTCTGGTGTACCACATTTGGCTGCGCCTAAATTGGCTTGTGTTCTTACTGAATTGATAAGAGCATATTCATTGTTATCAAATTTAGCCATGCGATAAGCATCAATAGCTGCACAGCTAGTTAAGAAAAACATGGATGCTATAAGTATTAATTTTTTCATTTCACACCTTCAAATATTTTTCGTTGAGTATTATACCATTCAATCCAAGCCTTATGTTTTTCTTGTAATTCATGGTATTCTGTATAGTTTGTATTTACGTTATCTAATAAATCAGATAATTTATTTTTACTAGGGTCTAAAGGTGTCAACTCTTTAGATGATTCTAATAAAGGTTCAGGTGCTTGTGGAAAAGACATCTTCACGGGCACACTTGTTGCACATCCAGTTAGTAATAAACTAATCAATAATAATTTTTTCATTTGGCACCATTCTTAACAGCACTATTATAAATGTCAATTGCTTTATCATTCAAACTACATTCAGCATCAATTACTTCTTTATTTTGAGCAATAGATTCTTTATTGATTGCAGAATTGATTTTAATAATTTTAACTTTTGAAGTAACTTGATTTTTAAGTTTATCATTTGCATCTTTTGATTGTTGTTCAGCTACTTTAATTTTAGCTTCTAATTGTGCTACACGAGCACGCCATTCTGATTCTACTCCAATACCACCTTCAAAATAAAGACCGCATACAAACAATACAATAGAAATCCAACGAATTGTTTTAATCCATGGAAGCAATCTTGTGAAGTGATTGAATATGTTTTGAATTAACCATGTCAATACAAGACCAGCAACACCTAGTCCAAATATAACATGAACAGCTAACTGAATCCACGAATCAGGTATAAATGACAACAACCACATATTATTCAGGTTTCTTTCTACGAATAAACGTTATAAACGAAGCTAATTTTTTTTTCTTATTGACACCGGGTTCACCTTGTGATCCAACACCAAGACCAGCAATCGAACCTGTTCCAACGGCATTTGCTGGAGCATCTTCACTCATTCGTTTTTTACGACCTTGACAATGAGCTTTTTGTGAAAATCCTTTTGGATTATTACAATTTATACTTTTTTTATATTTTTGTGACCATTCTTCACGCATATCTTTTGTTTTCTTTTTCATAGAATTAATAAATTCTCGATATACACCAGCGGCTTCTGTTTTACCCATGACACGAGCTCTTTGTTCCATGGCAATGGCAGCCTGTATCTTATGAGCATGTGAGCGACCACTTGATTTAATTTTACTCACACTTTTTTTTGCGTCTTCTGATGTAGCAAATTTTAAACCATGAATTGTACCTTTAGGGTCTTCATCGGTATATAAATCAGAATGTTTATCTGATTTATCTGGTTGACCTGGTTTTTTTGGTATTCTAGCATTTTCTTGCATTGGTTTACATTTTTTATCAGTATTGCACCAATACATTCCTAAACCACATTCTTTTTTAAATTCGTTTGCCATTTTTTATTTAATATCTCTTAATGTTTTGACTATTTTAAAATCTATTTGTATTTCTGAAGAAATTATATCTTGACCTTTAATACCAAAAACACGATCAGGCATCATACTTAAAAACACCAAATATGTTTTAAGTGATGAATAATCGTCTTTTGACATTTTGTAAAATAGCAAGCGAGTTGCTGCTTCTGGACCAAAAACATTATAAAGAACAACTAGATGATTTAAAACTAATCGTTCACGAAGCTCATCAAATTTACGGTATCTTTTGAATAAACGTTTAAGATAATTGAATCTCTTCATATCATCTTTAAACTCACTCATAATACAATTTGGTCTATCATAAGCTTTCATCGCATACATTGTCACATTGTCATTATTTAAGTCATTAAAGACCATTATTCTTCTTCTTCGTCTTCCCCCTCATCCGATTCTATTTCATTTAAATTTTCTTCATCTATAATTTCAGCGTAAAATTCATATCGATTATCATCGGTGAGAACATAAATTAAATACAAATAATATTTACCATTTTCTTCATCTAAATCAAGAACGATTTCGTCTCCTTCTGGATCAGTTCCGTAAAGTGCTGGAATGTTTATACCATAGCGATATAGCACTTTACGGACTTTCTGAATACCAGATTCTGGAGAAAGAATCATATCATTCAATTCATTATCTAATTGACGATTAATACCCTCACGGATTTTTTCATCCGTGATAGAAATAGGCGCATTAGGCCCTTGAGCTATAATCGTCTGTGTAAAGTCCACAATTAACTATCTGCGAAAACTACATCGTCATTAGCAACAGCGCCGCCGTCACCTGTCATAGAACCCATAGCCACTAAAGTTTCTACATGTTTGCGACCTGAACGACCGCCTGAACCTGTTTTTAATAATACCCAACCAGCATGACCGCCTTTTGGATTAGCTGCAACGCTTTGTTCTGTTGCATCAACACCAAAAACACCGATAGTTTCGCCTGCGATGAAAGCGCTAGCTGTTGTATTTGCATACATTAAGTTGCTGTTGTTCTGTGTATTAGTTAAATTAACTAATGAAGGTGCAAACTTTGGTACGCTTGTATTTGCATCTGTATTTGACCATAAAGCCATTTTAATATCTCCTAGATTTTTACTTAATTAGATAATATATTTATAACACAACCAAATAATTATACAGTCCGGTCTGATTTGGGTTGAGTATTACTTAACTCTGGTTCTGGTTCAAACTTATCAGACTTTTTCTTTTTCATAATATCTTTTACAATTTCAGCCTTGCGTGATTCTTTGACTGGTTTTTTCTCTTCTTTAGGTTTTTCAACCGGTTTATTTTGACCAGTAAATGCTCTTTGTGCAACTTCACGATTCTTAAAGAATGTTGACAATACTTTATGGCCACGGGATTCTTCTACTGTTTCTTCTTTCGTTACAAGATGATAAACTGGTTTACCCTCTTTATCTACTTGTAACCTCTTAAATGCGTTAGTAACCCCTTGTTGTCTATTTTTAGTTAATTTACCATACATATCAGGTTGCATACCATGTTTTTGTAAATTTTGTCGTGTAACTTTTGATAAGTAATTGCCTGCTAATTTTCGAGTGATTTCATCAATTTGTTCTACATCTTCATTCATTTCAGCGGTTAAGTAATTAGCAACTGTTGAAATGTAATCTTCTGCTAAAGTAATTTTGTTTTGACACCATTCAGGTAGATTATCAGAATCTTCAATCATATCATGTAATCGTTTTGCATTAACTATGATTGAACGCAAATCTGATTTAGCCATATCGCCTTCTTGGTCATATTCACCAATATCAAATTCATCTTTAATTTCCTCTGAAACCGTTTTCCAACTACCACCTTTTGATTTATACCATTTTGATGCCCAGCCATTTGCATATGCGGACGGATATACATCAAATTTAGAACGAGCTAACGATTTAGCACGAGACCAAAGTTCTGGATTTGTTGGTACATTTTTTTCGTTTAAGTTTTCCATATTTTCGCTTATCTTTCCTTTTCCAAAATTAGAAACATTGATTGGTTTGCCTTTTCTTTCAGGGTCTGGATCATGTTTTCTTTTAGCTCGAACAGCAGCTGCTCTTTCTTTTTTAGTAAGAGATTCTCTTTTTTCTCTAGACATACACTTAGGTTTTGGTTCACCAGGTTCTCTTGCACACGGACCTACAACCTCGCCTTTACTGTTGATTCTTTTCCAATCACCAGCAGGATCAGTTTTACTAAACCATTTTCTTAAATCTTCGTGTAGGTTAAGAAAAGACTTCATTTATTCACCTTTAGCTTGTTTCGTAGCAGTTGCATACATTACTTCTTTTGCACGGTCACCGTAACGAGCTTTGAAACCAGCTAAACCTTTTTTCATTGATTTAACAATTTCTTCTTTCTTTTTCATTTCTGGTTCTGTAAGTGAACGTTCTTCAATTTGTTCAACTTCTTCTTCAATTTTAACTGCTTGAACTGAGCCTTTTGCTATGTCTGCTTGTTTCTTTTTACCTGCAGCTTTTGCTTCTTGGTCTTTAAGTTCTTTTGTGAAAGTTTCATTATCAGGTTCTTCATTAATCATTTCAGACAAAGCTTTGAGGCCTTGTGAATTAATTAAATCTAACATTTCGCTAAATGATTTTTTCATTTTCTTTTCCTTTTCAATAGCATTTAATTCTGATTTCTTTGGACCTCTTAATGTATCAATTACATGTTTTTCTTTCTCTGAACCACCATATACACCCGGTCTTGCGTGGTGAATATAACCTGTAGCTGTTTTTGTAATCGCTTCTTCAACTTGTTCTGTTTCTTCTTTAGTCACACCTGCCATACCTTGACGTGCTAAATGACGAGCCGCTGAATAACCATAACCATATTTACCAGCAGTAGCAATCTTTTTAGCAGGTTTATCTGGTGTAAATGGTGGTTCTTTTTTCTTTTGTGCAGCTAAACGCTCATCTTCTTTGCGATTAGTGTCAATATTTTTATAGTAACCTTCATCTACTGTATCTTCTTTAACAGGTTTATGACCTGCACGAAGTTTTGCTAAATCGCTACCATCAATTTTATCTTTAGGTTCAGCAAGTTTAGCGATTGCTTTTTGTTTTGGTGATAATTCAGCTTCCATTACTTTGATGACTGCCTCAGCAACTCCGCTTAATTCTTTTTTGAGGTTCATTGTGATTCTCCTAAGTTTTAATTTTTATTAACAATTCCATTTTCTTAACGCTTTATTAATACGGCTATCTGGATCATTGGCAGTTTTTGTAGAGGTTAATTTTTTCTTCATACCTCCCATACGAGCACAAAATGATTTACGGCGATTAGCGGCCTTTGAACCTGGTTTTAGTTTGCTTGGTTTTGTTGTAACTGCCATAGAAAGTTTTGAACCTGGATTCTCACGGCGATATGATTCAATACCTTTGCGATTCAAACCGCCTTCAGGATTTTTACCTTCTTTGCGTTGCCATGCAGCCACTTCACTTAACTCTTGAGATTCGGAAACTGGTACACAATTAGGTACCATTCTATCTCCTTTTTTCTTGAGACCTACAGCTTTATAGCCGTCCCAGCATCTTTCTGTAATGTAAGTTTTGAACGATTTCATCCTATGGCCCTTTTAGCTTTGAATGATGATAATGAAATACCTTTTCTTTTTAATTCACCTTCTTTTTGATCTGACATTGATGTTGCCATTTCACCACCATCACCAATTGTTTCTGCTACTTGTGAAGCTTTACCTGTTTTCTTTTTAATTTTTTCACCCATATCTCTATCTGGACTTTCACCTGAAGCCGCCATGGATAGACCGGGTTCAATACCTTTGTCAATAGATTCTTTTAATTTAATCACATACCCTTGTTTATGTTTATATATAACGCCTTGTTTTTTGTGTGCTTCTGAAGCTGCATGTGAACGAAGCGTGTAAACCTTTTTATTGCCAGATTTATCTGTAACATATTTTTCTTCACTTAAGAAGTTTTCAAATTCTTCATTGATATTTTTTTTCATAGGTTTCTCTGTTGGTTGTTTTACAACTTTTACTAATGTATCATGAACCGAGCGATATGTAACTTCGCCGTTTTGTCCGTAACGACCAAAACCATAATATTGTAGACCAAGTCTTTGTGCCTCTTGTGCAGCTTTTGAACCAATATCTGGTGTTTTTTCAGCACCATTTTTTGCAATTGGTAATGTATCAACAGCTTGCATTTGTGTAGCCACCCATTGTTGCGATGTTTCAGTAGCTGGCGGTCTACCTACAAATTGTTGTATGTTTGTATAGAGTTGGAGTAATTCTTCTTTTTTAGCTTTAACTACTTCAGGTGAAGCTTGGCGTAAATCTTCAGAATTATCAAACTCTATGTAATTCTGACCAAATAGTTTTGCAAATTCTGGTCTTGAGCGTTGAACACTATCCCACTTTTCTTTACGAATATTTTCAGGAACGACACGGCCGCCTCGTTGACCTCTTTCAATATTTCTTTGTTTGGATATTTCATCATTTGTGTTGACGAGAATCATAGCTGATTCATATCCTAATTCTTCTAGTTTCTCTTTGATACGAGAAATCTTTTCATAGTCATCACCTGTGCCATTGATAATCAAACCATTACGACCTAATAATGCCAATCTTTGTTTTAATTCTGTAATTGTTTTTGCTTTTGTTCTAACAATATCTCTTTTATCTTTTTCAGTAGCAGGCATTGTTTTATCAAGGCCTTTTTTATCCATTAAGAATTCAAGAGCTTTATCTGAATTAATCTCTACTAGGCCTTGGCCCTCAAGTGTGTTACTTAATACATAATCTTTACCTGAACCTGGACCACCAGCAAGGAACACAGCCTTGAATATATTTTGGTCATGGACACCTTCATTTAATACTTCATTGAATGTTTCGTTAATATCTTCTTTCATATTCATACCCTTACGCAAATCGTGGTATAATTCTTTTGCGTGTCCATCTGATATGTGCTTAGGCACACCTTTTTTGAATTCTCTGTATTTACCAGAAGCTGCATGAACTCTCATTTTAGAACCTGACATGCCTGTGGTACCCTCTGCATCTGGATCTCGTTCACCAGCAGAATGAATTTGAATATTTTTAAAATTAAATAAAGCACTTTCATGTGATCCATTATATTTTTTTAACACTCTTTTATACTCTGGTATGCGATCTGAACCAGCAACCATGTGTAAATGTGTTACACCAGACTTGTGTAGTTTTGCAGCTTGTGTTAAAAAGTTAGGATGTTCTTTATTAGAAGTGCGAATATTTGTATTTGGAAAGAAACGTTTAGCGTGTTTAACTTTTTGTTTTGCTGTGAGAGGGTTAGATTTAGGATCGTTTGAATGTGATAAAACGATGTGATGTTCAGCGTTATGTTGTTTTGCTACTTCTTTGACTTTATTGACAAGAACCTCATGACCAGTCGTAGGTGGTTGAAACCTTCCAAAGGCCAAAACGGCATGTCTATCTTTTGATTCTTTAATTAAAAAGTCTATAAACTTCATTCTTCCGCCTCTACAGCAGTTAATTATTATCGTTTATTTATGCTTTTAGATGATGCAACCAACTGCCCCAGCCAGGATTATAGGTTCTTTTATCGTCACCAAAAATCTCATCAACGGCTTTTTGCACACCATTAAGTGGTTCACCCATGTTACCATAATCATGGCCTCCAAGGAAACCACCAATCTTAACTTTGGGTAACCATGCGTGAATGTCTGCCAGAACGGCTTCATATAGATGAGAACCATCTATGAAAACAAAATCCAATGACCTATCCTCATATCTGGAAGAGGCCTGGACGCTATCCATTTTTACAGGAGTGATAATATGTTTGACTGGTTCAATGTTCTTGAGGAAGATGTTATAAAGTGACCCTTCTTCTTCAAATGGGTCTTTGAAATGTAGATTTTCTTCAGGCGAACCTTCCCAAGTATCAACGGCATCAATAGTAATATTTTTGCCTTTATTGATAATCTCTACGGCTGCATAACAAACAGACTGACCACGCCAAACACCTATTTCAACAAATTTGGCTGTATCATATTGTTTGATAACATAATCATAAACATTTTCATAATTGAAGAATGTTTTTTCTTGTATTTTTTTGTAGAAATGATCCATTACTCGGCAACAATAAATGCGTTACCGTGTGGATGGCTGGTTGTCCAGTTTTCTTTGAGATGACCAAACTGATAGTCAAAATATTTAATCTTAAAACCAGCTTCAACTAGAGTGGTTAACCACCATTCCTCTGGTTCACGGACAACATGAGTGACATCCATTTCATACTCACGGATTCTATATCGTTTACCATCACCAAGTGGAACACCAACAAATAGATATTTACAACGGCGTCTAAATGCAGCCAACACTTCAGGTAATTGTTCTTTAGGTATATGCTCAAGAACATCTTTAGCAATAATTAAATCCCAGCCACCCTTGATGTCTTCAGTTGTTTCAATGACTGAAAGGTATGGTTTTACTTTTTCATGGCCATGTGTGACAGCGTATTCTGATACATCAACACCATAAGCTTCTTTACCAAGTAATCTCATCGCATACACCATGAAACCTTTGGCACAACCATAATCTAATACATTATCAAATTGTATATTGTTAATGATTGAAGAGGCTTCACGAATGGTTCTCTCTGGCATCCAACGATAATTTTCATAGGCACTTACACGACTACGAACACCATCTTCAAAATACTTTTCATCAAACACTTTTTTTAAGTTCATATTATATCCTATGCAAATTCATTATGTTTAGTTGGCATTAATACATCATCAATCAATTCATTCTGATAAGCATATTTACAGAATGAACAGTCATGATATCTTCTAAAAACATCAGGCCCACCAACTTGTGAATTATAAAAGTCTGTAATACCAGCAATATCACATAACTTAAATTCATCATTGACTTGATAATTATTTTCTGGTGCTAATTCGGCTGAAGGACAAACATAAACATTACCATCGGTGAACACGCAAGGTTTTACTCCGTGCATATAACAATGATTGTTTCTTCTTGTACCTTTGAAGTTAAAATCTGATAAGAAAGCGTATTGTAATTTACCATGTTTTTCTTCATGTTTACCAATTAACACTCTAATTGATTCAATATCTTTTGCAACAATGTCTGTGGATTTAATTGCATTAAAAGCAATCCGTGTTGGTATTTTCTTTTCTTCAACCCAAGCTAACATCTTCATAAAGTTTTCTTCTTTATATTCATTGGTTGCAAGTTTTTTAGCATGGTTATCTGTCCATTCACCCGTAATATTTGGGTTCGTTGAGGTGTCTGTGGCGCCATCCCAAACATATGCGGCTGAAATTTCAATGTCTAACCCATCAAACACTTCAAGATGATATGGGTATGGTTTCTTTTCGTCCCATGAATACATGCCTAGGCGAACCCATGACATCATATGCCAATTTTTAATCTTTTTAAGTTTTGAACCGTTGGTACAAATACCCATTTTTAGGCCTTTGTTATAACCATATTCAATAATTTCATCTAATTTTGGATGTAGTGTCGGTTCACCACCGCCTGTAAATTCCATACCAGTAACACCTAGGGCTGTAAATTGGTCAATGGCTGATTTCATTTGTTCAACCGTAAGCATTTCTGTCATGGCACGATTAGCAAAACAACAGAATGAACACGTTAGATTACATGGATTACAAGGTGACATATGAAACATGACCGGTCTAGGTCGTTTACCTTGTTGTAAATCAATCAGGCGATCCATGTGTTTAAGTAACTTTGCGTGATTACTTGAATAACTACGGCCTCTAATTTGATTATCAATCACATATTCTTTTTTTGGTTTGATAATTTTACTTACATTAATAACATCCATTTTTAACCCTTTAGTGTGAATTCATATACAACTTCGTGTCTTTGAGCACCTGACCAATCAATATCCTTTTTGTCAGGTGTGCCATATTTGTCTTGCATAAATTTAGGATAAACTTTGTTGAGTATTTCTTCCATTTCAAGGAAGGCTTTGTGTTTATCATAATTACTTGGTCTATCTGGATGATACATTGAAACTTCGTGTATTACTCCAGCCTTTTCACGGCAGATGGATGAAAACACCATATCAAATCCCCAACCACTATAAACTTTATGATATTCCCAAAAATCTAATAGAATCGGTATCAATGAAGTATGAAAGAATGGTGCCATGCCTTCAATAAAATTAGTTCTACTATAAACCCATTCTTTATTTTGATGTAGCACCGCATGAGAAGATGCTGAACCTGCAAGTGTTGATAATTGAAAAAGTTTCATATCATGTTTTTCTGCTAATTCTAAACCACGATTGACACTTTGAATATCTGTAACCAAATCATCGTCCCAAAAACCAATATAATTATAATCTCGCCAATCAAAAGTATCAAGGAAATGTTTTACTAAATCCCATTTGAAACCAACATCTTTAATTAAATAATCGTAAGTGTCTGGTTCAATATCAAAATCTTTATATTGATAAGCAATAACTTCATAATCTCTGTTAGATTTAGTGTAACGCCAATGATTGTTCTTATCATACGCTTCATGGAATGATAGTTCTTGGCCTACAGGTACAAAGATAATGTTACGCATATTTTTTCTCAATCAATTCTTTCCATTCAGGCACTCTATCATATTGGTGAACCAAGGAGAATACCTGTCCGTTGCTAGTGCAAACCATATTATTCACTAAAATTGGTGTTTTTTCTACCACTTTATCACCATATTTATTTTGTATTTGTGGACCTGTGGTACCTAATTGAGCTGCATAACCATCTTCACTCATGGCAAAATTAGTGATTGATTTATATGGTTCTAATTGTAATAAAACATTGAGTGCAGCTTGGTCTGGCCCACCACCACCTTCAATAAATGGGTTTGAACCGTTACATAATAGATAGATGTTTAGAAAGGCGTCAATCATAGTGTCAAAATCACCAGAGATTGTGCCTGCATTGTAGATAAGATTGTTACGATTGTGTTCGTGTATTAGCGGACCAAAAGATTTCAATAAGTTGTTATCACCCCAATCTTCATCTTTATAATGAATAGATTCGCAGGCAACATTAATCTTTTTGCCGTCTTTGATAACTCGTTCTAAAAATAAAGATGGGTTGGTTTGAAAGACCACATCTTTAACATCGGTTGTAATGATGTTACGATATTGTCCTTTGAGACCTTTTAAGAAATACCAGAGATGGTAGAATCGTTCAACAACGATGGAGAAATTATCTTTATATTCAAATCGTTTAGCTTCATCATTTTTCTTAAATGCAAAAATGGTGTAACCACGCTTAACTAATTCTTCAGTCGTTTCATAATCAACATTATAACAAATCATGGCTTTGGTGCCAGTAAAACCACAGGTGTCTAATGAATTAACCCAAGGTTTTATTTTCTCAAAATTATAACCAGTAATACAACCAACCACTATGTCTTTCATAATAACTCCAATAATATATTTTATTTAGTCTTGCGGTACTGTTTGAATCCTATAATTTTAGATTGGCCGGGTGTATCTTTTTGATACGATTTTAATAATGTATCTGTTCCCTCTTGTCCTGCACCCGATTTAGGTAGAATATCAGAACTCACAGCTTCATTCATACCACTTTTAAAGAATTGAATTCTTCTTTCATGTTTAGCAACCCATTCGTCAGATGGTTTGCCCTCACCCTTATAATAAGCTAAAGGTCTCTGTGTCTTTTTTGACACTAATGCCCAGCGACCATTGACTTGTTTTAACATTATTTAACTGTCCTTATTGTGCCATCTTCTTTAACGAAATAGGCTTCAAACTTAATATCTTCAAATTCTTTTTGTAGATGTAAGAATGCTTTTAGATTTTCAATTGAATCATCAAACAATCTTACTCTTGAAAACTGCTTGGTATTTAAATAGTTTCGAATAATAACCATCTTTGAAATAGCTGTGCCACGAATATCTTTAATTTTACCAGCTCTTTCAACACGAACACGATCAATATCAAAACCATATTTACGAAATGTATCTAAAAACTTTTCACGATCATCAAGGTCATCTCGTGCTGTTACAATAATAACACGACTTAATTCGCTTTTCAATGAGTTTTTTAGAATTGCCTTAGCTTTGGCCATCATACCTTTAATAGGTTTAGATTCATTGTAAAACTTTTCAGCATCACGAAATTCTTTGAAATCAAATTCTTCGCCATCTTTTAATTCATATGTATTGTATGAATGTGGAGCAAGTCTTTTAATAATCTTATTACCTTTTTTAACATTGACACGAGCTGTTGTTTTGAACAAAGTGTCATCAATATCAAATATGGTTAGTCCACCATCTTTGAATTCTTCAGTAATAAAACCGTAAAATGATTTCATTTTAATCTCTTGTAAGCTTAATTATCTTTTCAATTTGTGATTCTAAAATAGGTTTACGATTAGGCCATTTAATAATTGGTTGATTAGCTGTTTTCAATAAATTAATCAAAAGAGGCATTACAATCTTTTCTACTTGTTGAAGTCTTGATTTATATTCTTCAACTGTTTCGTCTTTTTGTGCGATAACTGCATTGTATTCCGCTTCATCTACAGCCGTAAAGCCGAAATCGTTATCACCATACTCTTGTAATATTTTGGTTAAATCATATGCCATTTTATTTCTCCCAGGATTTCGCAGCATTGAAATTAGCCTGACTAAACTCAAGCCTATCAACTAATTTAACTGCGTTACCTTTTAGTTTATCTACGGCCACAAAACCTTCTGCGTTTGTAATCTTGAAACCTTTATCTGTTTTTAGAAATGTTCCTGTGACCTGACGAATTTGTTGTAACTTTTTAACAATCATTGATTTAGATTCAACTAAACCATTTTGAATATCAAATATCTTTTTTAATTCTGTTGCATTATTACGATAAAACCTCATCAATTCTGATTTCTCAGCAATTCTTTTCTTTTTAGTTTTATCTAATTTAGCAGAAAGTATTTCTTTATTTAACTTATCTTCAATAAAACGAGTTAATTCACGAACATGTTTAAATGTATCACCAATGACTTGACCTGCACGAACTTTAGAATTGTTAAATGTTTTAATTTGTGTTCTAATGATTTCTGTTGTTGCTATTCTATTTAACACCACAGGATTAATTCCTCTGAATAAACTACCAATATCAGATAAAATATTTGTAATTTGTTTTGTTTCTTGTGCTGTAAATGTAGCTGTACCTGAGGCATCTACAAAAGAAGCATCACGGAACCAAATATCTTTGGTTGTCGTTAGATTATTAACATCAATATTAAATGAAGCTTTCATATCTTCCAATTTTTTACCTGTATATGAAGTATGAAACACCACACCTATTTGTGCAGCCATCATCATCTGTGCTAATTTAGAATCAACAGGAACAGCATACACAATTGTATTTGGTTGAAATGTAATGTAATCGGTACCATCAATGACTTCATTTTTCAAATCACCTTTAGTGAACATCATGTCACCCTGTAAAACACCTTTAATACCTAGTTTTGGTAAGTATCTTAATGCAACTTTAAGTTTCTTATTAAGACCCTCAGCTGGATGATTTATGTTAATATCTTTATCTGTATAATTTAATTTAGCATTCTTTGCAAAAACGCCTTTAGTTCCTACGAAGAATTTACCATTCTCTGGATTGATACCAGCAAATACAGCAGGTGCGCCGTCCCATTTTGTAGTGATATTTACTTTTGATTCAGCGTTGCCTGCTAACATATCTCGTAATGAACGAAGAAAATTAATTGAATCACGAGTGCCGGCTACACCACGATTAAGAACTTCATCTTCAATGTGTTCAAGATGAACATTCTTGCCTTCTTTGCCTTCTGTTAAGTATTCTGTGAATTTCATTTTATCTCTTATTTTGCAATTACAAATTTGCCTGATTTTATAGTCCTACTTGAAGTATATTCAATAAATTTCTGAACAGCTTTTGTATTTAATGGTTTTAATTTTTCATTATCTTCATTTTTTTTAAACCAATTATATATTACTGGCATAATAGCATTTGCTACATACAGAGCACTCAATGTTGCTCTTTCTTCATCATAAAGTTCTTTTGCTGGATTTTCTAATTTTATTCCAGATTTAACTTTAAATGTTTTATTAACTTTTGCTAACTCTGTGGTATATTTAACAATACCGGTATTGAAGGCTGTTTTTAGATTTTGACCAAGAGATTTATCAACTTCTGATAAAATCTGAGCAATCAATGGAATACCAACAACAGATCCACCACGACCACCAGCACCAGTAACCTCAATCTCACACTTAACCGCTTTATTTACTCCATAATTTCCACTATATGGATCATGGCGTATTTTAAGTTTATCTTTTTTATCTTTACTAAAATAAATTTTAATATCTCTAGTTACGGGTTTTGCTCTAGTATATTTTTTACTCCAATCACTCACACCATAATATTCAATGTTACTTAAATATTTTTCTTCATCAGACCTTTTGAAATTAACTTTTACTATTTTAACTTCATTTTCCGCTTTTTTTAGTGATAATGGAAGTAATTCACCGTCACTAACCAATTGACCAGTTATTTTGTTTAAATTGATGAAATTATACGATTTATTTAATTTGCCTTCTACTAATTTAACTTCTTTCAAAATAACCTCAGTTCCTTTTTTAGAAACAAAGTAAATGTCAGCAGGACTCCATTTGTTAATATCACCAAAATAATTACCTTCATTTTTGTTGGCGACATCAAACAAATAGGCTATATTTTCCATAGCATTTGAATTTCGTCCTTTTTCTTTTGCAGCTCCACGAACATACATAAAGTCTTGCCATTTTGGTGCTTGAATCTTTGAAAACTTTAAACTTATACTTTTAATATCAACAATAAGTTTTTTAGCAATATTTAATGACGATTCATACCAACCAGCAGAATCATTTAAAAACTTCTCAATTTCAATTAATGTGATTGATGGCAAATCGGTTTTTTTAAAACAATCATCTATCAATTTACCATAATGTTGTTTAAAAGTTTTATAATTTGGTAATTTTTTAAGGTCAAATTCTTTTGAAGTTTTTGTGGCGCCAAGATTGTCAGCTATTGCACAAAATAGGGCTTGGGCCGCCTCGCCTTCTTTTGGGGAATCTGCCATTCAACACTCCTTTTTTTTTTAATTATTAGAGTATTTATGCTAACATAATTACCGAATAATGTCAAGCTCTTTTCCAGAGGTCCAAACTTCCATATCAGTTCTAATGCGACTTTCAGATTTTAGCGTTTCATAACGATTGGAGGCTTTCTTTTTCCACCAGTCCACTATGTTTTTCATGTAGAATTTATCATAGTTTTCGGGGTCAGGAATGAGTTTAGTATCTTTGCCATTAACCACATCAACAAAGTTCTTAAATCCATAATTTGAAATATAGTATCTTTTTCTCTCTGTGAGACCTTTTGCTTTTTCAATTACTTCATTGAATTTGACCAGTTCCGGTTCACCTTTGAGTGCAACTTTAACCATGCTTATTACTTTTAGTGTTGCTTTTAATTTTTTACTTGAATCTGTTGGGTCAATGAGTTGTTCGCCGGTACATTCTTCAACATAGTCTTTAAGTTTCTTATAAGCTTCACCATCAAGCATAGGAACAAAATTACTATCAGTTAAACCTTTGAATCGGAGATATGGTTTCATACCGTCATATTGTGATATAGCTTTAGAAGATCCATAAAGACTTGTTGTTTCAAATAAACATAAGTTCATTTTATATTTTTCATTCATTAGTTCACGAATTTCATGTGAACAACATAGAGCTGCCAACAACTTACCACCTAGATAATTATAACCAAAAGGTTGTGATGGAACAATAGTAAAACCCATAGCTGTTGTATTATTAAAATTAGCAGCTGATTCTTTAGATTGTGTGAATACTTGCCTAAGTAACTCGTTACGAGGTTTACAATTAATCACCGGTGAACCAAGACGAATAAAACCAACAATCTTTTTTGTATTTTTTTCAAATATAGCAAACTGAATACATCTACCAGGAACAGCTCTTGATATTAAATGTGATGAGATAATTGTAATGTAATCCCACCAACGAGTAGAACCTAAATTTACAATTTCAAATTCCATATCATTAGGGTGTATAGTAAAATCAGAAAACAAATCTTCTTCTGGTCCCATACCTGGAAGATGAGATGGCAATTCTGATATTTGTGTTTTTTTCTGACTACGCATATAGTCATCAATACGGTCAAAATGATGGTAGTAATCTTCCATATATTTGGCACAAAATAGAGCTTGTTCTTTATTCAGTTTCATTATAACTTGAAGTCTTCAAATTTATTATAATCTCTTTCACGATTACCAAAACTATTTAATGGTTTATCATCTACTTGACCAGAATCAGCAAGGTTATTTTGTGCTGTTATTTCAGCATCATACAATCTCATTTTTGCTCTATCAACACCAATAACAAATCGTTTATAATAAGTTGGGTCAGAATAACGATTCTTTAACTGTTTAACAAGAATCTGATTTAGTCCTTCAAGTTCTTCGTTGGTCACCAAAGCAAACATAAAGTCAGCAGTTGCTGGTAGACCAAAAGATTCAGATGTGTCCTCAAGGCCAGGATCGGAGTTTGTAAAACCTGACCTTGTGGTTTGGGTTGCGGACACAATTGGCACATTATTCTCTACAGCAAGACCACGAAGTTCTTCGGCAATAGACTTGATGTAAGAATAAGTATTCACGTTAGCACCAGGTTTAACTCGTGCTGAGGTACAAATATTAAGGTAATCAACAAATATAATTTGAGGTACAAAGTTTTTTTTCAGTTGAAGTTCATTGATTAAAGCTCTGAAATGCAATACAGAGGCTGCAGCTGTTGGATATTCTTTGATAATTAATTTACCATCAGTTTTTGCTTTGACAGTATCAAACTTACGGCTATAATCAGATTTAGATAAAGTGTGAAGTTCATTTAAATTAATATTTAACAAGTTAGCATCAATACGCTCTGCAATCTTCTCTTCGGCCATTTCCATTGTGATATACAACACATTAAGACCTTGTGCAAGAGCAGCAGCTGACATATGACACATAAACAGAGATTTACCAACACCAGTTCCTGCCAAAACAATATTTAATGTTTTAACTGGAAGACCACCTTTGGTAATTTTATTAAATAAATCTAGATCAAAACGAACACGAGATTCTACTGCATGATAAAAATCATAACGAGAATCTGAATCATTAATGTAATCATGACCAACATTATTATTAAATGCTACGCCAAGAGCATCACTTAATAATTTAGGGATTTCACCTTTTGATTTTTTAATATTTTTATGGTCAAGAATACCAACAGATTCCATAATTGCATTATAGATGGCTTTATCTTGACAAAACTTTTCAGTTTGTTCAATGAGCCATTGTGTTTCAGTTGGTTCATTTTTAACAAGATTAATTTGTTTAAGAAGATCAATTGCATTAGAAACTTCAGCCTCTGTGAGAGATTTCTTTTCTGTGAAATTAATTACAAGAGCTTCGTGTGTTGGTGGATTTTTATATTTATGAATAAATTCAAATATTTCACGGAATACTAAACGCTCGCTGTTATCTGAAAAATATTCTGCACGAACAAATGGTAAAACTTTTCGTGTATATTCTTCATTATAAATTAGATTCTTGAGTATCGTCTGTTCTAGTCTGTTCATCGTAGGTTTGTTTCTTCAATAATATTTCTGATAATATATCACCCATAATGGTATGCAATTTTTCATCATTTGTCAAGGTGTCAATATCGTGTTCACCTGGATTTATGATAGTATAACCAAATTGTAGTCTGGCAATTTCACCTTCTTCAACAACTCTAGCTTTATGGTAATGATAAAGAACTCCTTTATAACCATCTATAAGAAGTCCTATACCTGTAAGCTCTGAATCATTAAAATCTACAAATTGGTAATCAATACCTTCTTTATACATCTTCTTCTTCTGTTTCCACCACAGGAGATTCTGCACCTTCTCCCATAATGCTACTATAAGCGATTTCATATTTTTTCTTCACATATTCTTTAAAGTCGTTATCAAAGAGTAGGTCTTTCCAAAATTCGTCAGTTTGTGTAGCTTCAAAACGAACACGGTCACCAATCTCACCAGTCTTGCGGTCAATCTTTGCATACCAACCAGGACTTGGTTTAGAAATAAACCCACCTTCAATTGCAATATCAACAAGGCCAGAATACTTCTGAATACCACCATCAAATGAAACGGCAATTGGTATCTTTGCCTTTTCTTTGGTGTATCTTGATTTTTCAACATTAATAATAAAGTTATAACCCACAATTTCGGTACCATCTTTTTCTTGTTGACGACCAATGATGTAAATATTATCAGCCGAATAATAAGAACCCGTGCCACCGCCAACGATATCTTTAGGGAACATACCAATTTCTTTGTAGGTATGATTCACCACAACCATCGGAATATCTTTAAGGTTTAGGTGTGGTGTCACCATACGGAATAAAGATTTAACTTGTTTAGCTCTTGACATATCTGCCACAGATTTGCCTTCAAGGGCATCTTCAACTTCTTTTTTAGATGCCAAATTACCAATAGAATCTAAAACAATAATCAATTTATCACCACGATTGACCTCTTGTAGTTGTTGCATAATATCAAACTTCAATTGCTCAATATCAGTCAATGGAGTATGTAATACTCTTTCCATATCAATCTGAAATGTTTCAAAGTATTTTACTGGTGTACCAAACTCTGAATCATAGAATAGTAATACAGCATCAGGATATTTGTTCATATATGATTTTGCCATGAGCAAACTAAAAGCTGTCTTAAAATGTTTAGATGGGCCAGCCCACATCGTGAGGCCTGGTGTTAAACCGCCATCAAGGCGACCTGATAATGCCACATTCACCATTGGCACATCGGTAGGAATTATATCTTTTTCGGTGAAAAACTTTGATTTGGAAAGAATAGAACTTTCTTTGATAGTAGAATTCTTTTTTAATTTATCTAATATACTCATGCAAACTCCTCAATTGTTTATATCGTATTATACAGTATATCTAGTGTGTATGTCAAGTGTTTTATTATTATTTACCGTTATGGATTACTTTTATGATGAGGCACATCAAATACAAAAGTAATTCTTAATTCATCTCCAATGTTTTTAGCTCCATGTGGTTTTTTATTATCAAACCAAAAAAGTGTGCCTGGTTCTACAATTAATTCATCATCACCACAATGGTACTTATATCGGCCTTGTATGGAAAGATGGTATCTATCTTTGGTTAAGTAATAACTGCCTTGGTCTATGTGTGTGCCTACTATTTCGCCAACTGGTAACGATAAGAAACCACAACGAGAATGAGCATGAAAATGTCTTTTCATAAAATTTACAATCTCTGTATGTCTATCATATGCTGGCACTTTAACAGAAAGTTCCGTATTGTAAGCCATTTCACCAGGTGTTGATATAGCACCAACTATTAATTGTAATACTCCAGCTTTAATAGTGTAAATATCTTTGTCTAATTGTTGAGCAGAATCAAGTTCTTTTTGATTGCCCCAATCATCAGCATATTGTTCTAGTTGAGCTTTAATTTTAGAAACATTAATGCCAGTTTTAATGATACGAATATCAGACAAAGAAACTCTCCAACGAATTAGCTTTCTCAGTTTTCCAGCCAATACAATCTAAAATGATTTGTAATGGATCAATGAAAGACTTTTGAAATTGTGTTTCATAATCAATGAATTCATCAACACGAAATTCATTAGGCATTTTATTTGTAAAAGAAATGATATCAGTCTTAAATATATTTGGCTCACGAAGATAGATAAATTTAATTTTTTCGCCATCTTGAATCTTTTGATATTGTTTAGATATATTTAATTGGTCAAGCATATGATTATAGACCAAAGCACCACGAACATGAATTGGTGTGCCTTTAGACCAGATGTGTTTAGAATCTTTGTATTCATTTAGGCCATTCATTGATCTTGGAAAAGCAATATCTTCTACAGGCATTTTTCTAAATTCATCACGAAAGTTTTCAATCATTGTGTGTAATTCATTTTCATCACTTGTCATAATTATGTATAAGGCTTCTTTAATCTTATCACGACATGCTGTTGGTGTAGATGATTTAATAGCTTCAAGACCTGTAATCTTAATTTGAGGTTCAGCATATTGAACACCTTCAGAATTATACACATTCATAATGTATCTTTTCTTGGCAGTCCAAATGGCTTTGTCTGCTAGATTTTCACGTTTCATTTTCATCTTTTGATCATAAGCATGGATATAATCTGCCAACTCTTGATATGATTTATCGATAAATGGTTGAAATTTATCTTCACATACTTTGTCTAGAAAATTAATAACTTTGTTAGTATCACTTGTATCTTTCATTACAGAGTTAACCAATGGTTCAAGGTTAAGATAAACTGAATCAGTATCAATTGCGATTACAAAATCTTTATTTTCTGTTTTTAATAAACGATTGAGGTATTCATTAAGCTTTCTTTCAACCCATTGAATGCTTAATTGACCCGCCATAGTAATGCCCTCAGCTTGGCGTATATCAAAGAATCGGAAGTATTCAGAACCTAAGGCACCATAAGCAGAATTCAAACATTCTTTTTTAGTAAGTTGTAGATTGGCATAACGAGATATTAATGCACCGTATTCTTTTTTAGCTTCAGTTGTGGTTGCTGTTTCATATTTCTTTTTAGCCTCTAACATGGAATTCTTATACTTTGTTCGATCATTATACATCTTTTCTAAAATCTCTGGTAAGAAACCTTGTTTATTTGTTCTAAAGAATTGACCATTGGGTGTAAGAGTTACGCCCTCTAAACCACTTAAATCAATCTTTTGATGCAATAACTTTTCAACTGTAATACCTTGTGAAAGTATATCTCTCATTCTTGGTGTATAATCTTTTGGTTCAACAATAGTATCTGGTGCAATATTGTATTGCATCATTAAGTGTGGATAAAGTGAATTTAAATCAAACGATGCTACCCATTTAAATAAACCAATTTGTGGTTCTTTAACATATGCACCTTCATAAGCTTGATTTTTTTTAGATACAAATTTCGGTGGTACCACAATCTTTTTTTGATGAAGATAATTATGTGTTATTGTATCCCACATACGAACTTGAGCAAAGATATCATCATAATTTACTTTAGCATCATAAGCAATCGTAAGTGCCATTTCAATAAGGCGACCTTTTGCATTTAATTTTTCAACAAGTTCAACATCTCGTATATTATATTCAATGAACTTTTGGTAATTCTTTTTATATAAATCATGAAGACCATCATATTCATTATATGAAATTTTTTGGCCAACACCTTCAACCTGTGCAATATGATCAAGTCTATATGATTCTTGTGATCGATTCGGTGAAAACTTACGGAATAAACGCATATAGTCTAATGTTACACAGCCTAGAATTTCATAAATTTGAAATTTTCGGTTATATAATATATCTTCACGATCATTGATAACACCCCATGGCGATAACTTTTTAGCTTCATCTTCACCAGATATTCTACTGATACGATTAACCAAATATGGAATATCAAAACCATAAATGTTCCAACCGGTTATTGCATGTGGAGATTTTTGTTGCCAAACAATTAGAAACTCTTTAATAAGAGTATATTCATCTTTACAGAAAATGTATTGAACATCATCACGATGTTTTTGATAGACACCGCAACCAAATGTATAATACATGCGATCATCAGAGAATTTAACGGTAATAGCTGTAATAGGTTCGCTTGCAGTTTTTGGTTCTGGAAATCCATTTTCAGATCCAACTTCGATGTCAAGATTGGCAATACATAGGTCTGAATACTTCCAATCAATAATTTCTTCTGGATGGTTTTCAGCGATAAGTGCATATTGATACATGGTATTACCAAATATCTTAAAGTTATCTACTTCTGCATATCGCTTCACGAAGTCACGAGCTTCACGAATATTTTCGAACCTCATTGGTTCAACATATTCACCATGAAGTGTTTTCCATTCTGTTACCTTTTTAGATGGCAAATATAGCGTGGGTTTATAAGCTACTTTACTTTTGACTTGACGACCGTTGGATATTCCACGATAAAGGATTTGATTACCAAAAGTTATGGCACTTGTATAATAATTTGACATTCAAAGAGTATATCACACTTTTGGAATAATTGAGGCAATTTCGATACCCGCACCAAATACTTTGTTATATTGATTTTCTAATTCACGAACAGGTTCAGTAAGGCATAAAACATTGTCCATTGAAATCTTAATACCAGTTTTAAATTCAGAAGCAAACTCTAAAAATGGTGCAAAGCCCATTACAGTTCCTTCTTTTGTTGGTTGAGCGATTACTTGAACGGGTTGCTTGATGGTAATTTCATTTTTATCATTACAATCAACTTCACCAATAAGTGTTTGTGTTGTTTTAAGTGTAATTAATTTTAGTTTCATATTATAATCCAATTGTTAAACTTGCTGGCAAAACGCCGATAGTGACCCATCTTTTTGGGTATAACATTTCACGGCCTTTAAATTCATTCATATTATAAGTTGGATCTTGAACCCACCCAACAATTTCAACCATGTTATCATATTCACGAAAAAATAGATCATACCGATCTGCACGAGGCATTTTGTGTTCAATGGCTAGTTTCTTTGCTACTTCACGAGTATTCATTCTTTTCTTTCCTTAATTTCCTTAAAATCATAGAAAAAATCATTGTTGTTTCTGGCAGAATGTTTAGGATTACTTTCTACTGAATACAACTTTGTTGCTATTTTAAAATCTGGTGTTTTGAATTCAGGCACCGTCAAAGAAGCATCATAAAATAATGTTTTGTTGTTTGGTTGAGCAGCAAATTGTCCATTATCCAACTTCATAAAATTATAGCTCTTATGTTCTTCTACTGTTTCAGAAAATCCTGTGTTTAGATATCCAGGATCATTTTGACAAAAATCTACGGTAAACATATATTCACCAAAGTGCCATTTCCTATCTTTATCAAGAAATTTACATTTTAACATTCGTAAATTATCTTTTTCAACTACAGTAATATTATAACTTAAACAATCCCAAATTTGCAAGTAATCCAAAGGTAAAGTTGCATTTTTAAGGTCTGTTTGCCTTGATACAAAAGCATGTAAAGGAAGTTTATCATACATGGCGCCATAGTTAGGTAATAACGATTCAATACGAAATGCTTGGCCTTTGATACACTTTATTGAAATCCAAATACATGGTTCGTATTCTCCATAACCTTTTTCAAAGTCATAGAGAAACTCTTTCTTTACATAACATTGAATTGGTGGTAAATTGTGGACTAGAAATGCCATTATGTTTTTCTCTCTAATTCATGTTGATAGGTTCTTTGACGAAGCTCAGTAGAACTAAAACGATGTGTCCTTGAATTGTATATTATATCTATGTTACGATCAACACAAATTTGTTTTCCGGTGAAATCTTTGCCTTGATATTCTTCACCAATGAATCTTTTATTTAATGGTAAAAACATTAACAAATCTTCAAGGTCTTTTTCAGTTTCATACACAATAATTTCATCAACATATTTTACAGCTGATAGTTGAACATATCTTTCAACAATAGATTGAACTGGTTTATTTTTGGTTTGTGGTCTATCAATGGATGGATTGGTTTGTAATCCAATAATTAAATAATCACATTGAGATTTAGCTTCACGAAGCATAAGAATATGACCCGCATGAAGCAAATCAAAAGTTGAACAGGTGAATCCTGTGATTCTATTTATCATAAAACTCCAAATAAAAAAAACCTCACCGAAGTGAGGTTTTATGTTGTAAGAATATTGTTATTATTTATTCATTACATACATGGTCACTTCAAAGCCAAAACGCATTTCTTGAGCTGATGGTGTTGTCCACATATTATTTCTCCTTAGATTGATAAGTTTTTAATTTATAATCCAAATCGTTAGAGATACAATATAATTGCAAAGGTCTAACTTGAGTTTTATTGTTAAATATTATTACTTAACATTTATATTTTATAACACTTTCAGCTAAAAGTCATTACTAAAAATCATTAATTACTACTACTGTTTATCTGTTTAAATTAGGCAATTAGTCCTGGCTTATAAACTGTTTTGCCGTTTTCTTTTACCGCTGTTAATGCTTGTTTCTTGAGGTTATTAGCATCATAAGATACATGAACCCAACCAGAATCTGGAATACCTGGTGTATAGAATTCAAGAATCAATTGTGTGAAATCTAAATTGTCTTTAATCCATTCTGCTAATTCAGCATTAGGTACACCTGGAATCTCAATGTCTGCTGCCTGACCTTTACAATGGTCAGATGTTCTTGAACCACCTACAGCTGCATTAACTTCTGGTGCTCTATAACCAGAATTTACTTTAACTGCAACACCATATCCTTCACGGACTGGTTGCAAAATATTTTCACATAATGTTTTTAAATTATTTACAACTTCTTGTGTTGGAGTGTTATCTAAATTATTTCGAATAGCTGTTTCACTTTTTGTCAATTCGCTTAATGAAAAATTTTCGCTTAGTTTTTGTTTTAAATCCATCTTTTTAATCCTTTTCTTTTTCGATATTTTTTCCTCGTTTAAGTGGCGGCGCTTTGACTGCGGTTACAATAGCTTTAATCATCGCATGTTTAAATTCAATTTTTTTTCTACCACCAAAACTTGCCATTAATCTTTTGACTGTTTTTGGCATTTTAAAGTTACTATCAGAACCAAACATAATATACTCCATTTATTATTAAAAAAAGTGGAGGCCGAAGCCTCCATCTCTTATACTGCTGCTGCCTGTTCGTTAAGAAGTTCTGGTTTATAGAAATTTAATTCTTTACCGATTTCAATCTTACGAGGTTTTTTATGGTCAGGAATAACATTTTCTAAACCAATTTTTAAAATACCATTTTTATATTCTGCACCTTTAACTTCTACGGTATCAGCAATACGCAAAGTCTTAGTAAATGAACGAAGACCTATACCTCTATGTAGGTATTCGCCAGATTCGGCTTTATCTTCTTTGTTTCCTTTAATAATCAATTCACCATCATTTACAGATACATCAATATCTTCTTTACTAAAGCCTGCCACAGCTAATTCTACAACGTAATGATTATCATCTAGTTTTAGAATGTTATGTGGTGGAAATGAGGTTGTTGTATTCTTAAAATCTGAATTTAATAGTTTTTCAACTTCATCAAAGAAGTTTTCGAAACCCAATGTTGTATGATACAACGGTGTTAAACGACTTAATGTCATAGCTTTCTCCTTAAAATAAGCAAGTTTTCAAAATGTGACCCAAAAGGCATCACGTCCATATTTAGTCAGATTGACTAATATTCCTGTGGTTTTTTACCAATATTATATTTTGGAATTAAACTCCATTCATCCTTTTCTTTAAAAGCGATGATTTTAATTTGGTGAAGTGGTGCAATATTGTTTTCTAATAGTTTAGGATTTAGTATCTTAATTAGACCCCACTCCTCTAATAGTTTAGCGATTGCGTTTCGTCTTTGTATGTCATTTTCTGATAAATTGGATGGTTTACCATCTAATGCAAATAATTCTTTGAAATGAACAATATAATAATGTCCTTGTTTATGTAAAATATGACAAGACTGGTAAAGAACTTTTTCTTTACGAGATGATACTCCAATTCGTGTTAGTGTTTCACGAACTTTGAGAAAATCATCTGGTTCATTGAAAATGACTTCAACGAACTTACTCAAATCAACCATTTTTCTTTCCTAATCCACCGGTATCGGTTTGTTCTTTTAATTTTTGGATTTGTTCTTTGCTAAGTAAGCGAATGGCTTCACGAGCTTTTATATTGGAGAAACCAAAGACTTGCTTTATACATTTTAAATCTTCACTTTTCTCAGTTTTAACCCACTTAGCAAATGGTCTCTTTTGTGACCTGACTATATTTAGTAAAAAATCATTCTGTAGTTTTTTATCTAAAAAATGCAAACGATTCATTTCATTTGCATAAAATATACAGTCTTTATGTAAAGAAAGGGCTCTATTTACGATGAAAGCGTCATATGATTTTTCAGATATCTCATCAACAATTAAATCTTTCTTGTTCTCTAATATCGCATTTACATAATCAAATACACTCATATCTTCTCACTTTCAATCTCTATCCATGTGTGGTCACCTAATGACTTAACAGCACATATGTATTCATAATCTAAAGGTGGTCCAGAACTCCAATCTTTAGGACCATTAATAATTAACATATTTCTTTGTGTTCTTTTATTATAAATTAACCAATATATTTGTCCTTGAGTTATTTGAAACTCATAATGGGCATCATAAATCATATTGGTTAAATCTAATCTTTTTTTAATTTGATCAGCTTGCTTTCTTAACACATTGACCAATTCCATAATTCTATCATACTCTTGTTGAGCGCTTAATCTTGCGATATTAAGCATATGGTCTTTTTGTGATTTAACTGGAACTAAATCAAATTTTGGAGAACCAACATCCATAGGATATGGTAAATTGTTTCTCCTAGCCGGATCCTCATCTTCAAATCGCATAAGAGGCTTCTACTTTATCTAAAGCTTCTTCTATTATTCTTTTTTCAATATCTATTAAATTGATTTTCGTATCTTTTATTTTACCGGTTTCTATAAAAAACTCTATAACATTGTATGGTATTTTACCATAGATTCCATCATCTTTTCTACTTGTATAAGGTAAAATATTTTCAAAAGAAACAACACCAACAGTATTACCATCACATAACACTAGATAATCAAAAGTTTTTTCTAATGGCGTTTCATATCCATTAAAATTTTTCAATTTAATTTTAACTGTTGTTTTAGCGTTATGTTGAAACATTTTTAGTCCACCCTTAAATTCTAACCTTATGTTTTTTTCTGGAACAAAGAAATCACAACCAATCTCATCAATATATTTAATTTTATGGTTTGAAAACCTATAAATCGCATAATGAACCAATGTTGATTTCAGAAATCTTCCAGCAAAATCATTATATTTGTTTTTGTAAGAAACCATAACACTCATAACTTTATTCCATTGGACATTATCTTTTAGATATGATGTTATCTCATATTCATGACCAAACAAAGTTGTAATCACATTATTAATAGGATATGTTTTTACTTGTCTATAATTTATCATATATACTCACAGTTAGCCATCAATTCAGTTAAACAGGCAACTAGATTGATTTCAGGATCAGCTACAAATGCGTTCTTATATTGATAGTCAGCTATAATTAAAACTGCTCGTGGTACAAAATGTGGTTTCATAACTTCATATAAAGCATCATATATTTGGCGAAACACCATATTAGCATCTAACCCAGCTGTAGCCACCCATTTACGAATAGCATAGTAATTTTTTGCTTTAATATACTTAATGACTTCATCGATCTGAACATTTTCAATTTGAGATAAAATACCTACATCAATTTTACCAAACTGGCTGTATCTTTGTAACTCATTTAACACCCTACGAAAATCTGGAAAGTGTTTCTTAATTACTTCAGCAATTACTTTATCATCATATATTACTTCTTCAGATTCTAATATGCCTTGAATTTTCTTAAAGAATTGAGATGCCATAGAGGACTTCTCATCACCTTTAAGACTGAAGTCAATAACAGCACATCTCGAATGAAGTGGTTGTATTAGTTTAGATTTATAATTACATGTAAAGATGAATGAACAATTAGCTGCGAATTCTTCTATCGCACTACGAAGAGCTGGTTGAGTTGAGTTTGCTTGTAGATAATCTGCTTCGTCTATAATAATGACTTTACGGCCACCAGTAAGTGACATTGATGAAGCATAGCTTTTGATTTTGGTTCTGAATATGTCAATACCTGATTCATCTGAACCATTAATGACCATATAATCACAACCAATTTCTTCACACATAGCCTTAGCGACAGTTGTTTTACCAACACCCGCACCACCAGCAAGTAGAAGATTAGGAATACTGCTTTGATTAACATACTCCTGAAATGGTTTCTTCAACCGTTCAGGCAATATGCAGTCTTCTATTCTTTTAGGACGATATTTTTCCGTCCATAATAAATGTTCCATTTACACACCTCATAATATAAAATATAAAATTAATCTTCATTCAATTTAGCAAGCACATCAAGATATGAATCTTTAACTTGCCAGGTGTTACCTGAAACACTAAAAATGTTTGTCATGCGCTCTTCATCACCAGTATCTGGATTAATACTCATTGTTTCAAATACTGACATGACATGATTTGGGTTAATTGCAATAGAGTTTGAGGCATTACCACCAAAGGCGTTTTGAAAAATTTTAACAGCCACGATTAACTACCTTTCTCAAATTTAGAACCTTGCTCTGTTGAAATCCAATATTGTAATGGAATGTTTTTATGTTTAAAATGTGAAATACCTTTAGAGGTAATCTTAACACTATAACTACCGTTTAATAGTTTGGACAGATTCTCTGTTTTAAAAATCATACGATACTTATCACCATTACCTTTAGCAATCTCAAGGGCATCGGTATGGGCAGCATCATTAGCTAAATCTAAAGTAACAGCCTTAACAGATAAACCATCAGATTCAAATGCAATCTGTGGTGAAACTAATACGACTGCGGATCTCATAATCCAATCAAAATCTGCTTCAGATAATTCTAATGAGATTTCACATTCAGGCAATACAATATCTTTTTCTGGTGGTATTACTAACATGGCTGGTTCACAAAAGCGATACTTGGTCTTACTACGACCGCCATTACCAACAATTACAACATGCTTTTCATCAAACTCAAATGACGGATTATCTTTGTGTAAAGATACCGCAGATAAGAAGTTGTTTAAGTCATACACACCAAAGTTAGCAGGAATTTCTTCAGTAATATCTACTTGAGCTAAAATATTTTTATGTGAAGAAACTGTTTTAAGAGTTTTGCCTTTTTTAAAGTGAATACCAGGATTAATGGCACCAAAATTCTTTAATATAGCAAATGTTTCGTTTGATAATTTCATATACTTTCACCTTTTCTAATAATAACAAAATCATTATAAATCATTTTTGAATAAATTGCAAGAGGTCATCTACTTTATTGCCAAGTTCTTCTAAAGTGCCTTCGTTCTCTATTACATAATCAAACTTTGAACCCACCCAATCTGTTTCTGACTGGTGAATACCTTTTTGTTTCAACCTCTCTTTTGCTAATGCCCATCCAATATGGCGGTCACCCTTGTTAAATGTAATAGCATCTTGATACCAATCTGGTTCAGGCCCTCGTTTAACACGAACAATGATACCATTATGCTTATGAATAAACTTTAACTCATTCTTAAAACGAACATCGGTAATGACCACATTCTTATCACCCGCTCGTTTCAATAGTGAATTAATCCATATATCTTTATGAAAAACATTACGACCCGCTTCGGTGCCCAATAATTGAAGTGCTAATCTAGGCGAAAATTCTTTACCTGTCTTCTCACTCCAAAATTCATCAGGTTGTTCTCGCCATTGTCTAGAGGCTTCAGTATTGCCTTCCAATAAATCACGAGGCCAACCAAACATGATAGAGCAGGCATCTTTCAAAGGTCTAGCAAAACTATCTTTGATAAAACCTTTTTGCTCTAATAAATCACCAACGGAGCCTTTACCTGAACCAATAAACCCAACCACACCAATAAACATTACAATTTACCTGTATATTGTGCAACCTTTGGCATATCTCCTGTAAAGGCATAAGTGCCAATATGTTGCGTCTTCATCCATGGGCATAAGAAAATTTGACCACCAATTTTACGCCACATTTGGCAGAACATATAATCTTCTGATAGGTATCGTTCTGAACCACCACCAGTAATTGAATCTTTACTATCAATCACAGTATCAAAGTAGGCATGGATATAACGAGAACCATCAAAGTTAGCTTGACCTACATGGTCTGGTTTGTATTGAATCAATGGATAAGCTTCTTTCATCTTATCAAATACATGGCGTTTCACCATCATGTGACCAGTACCAATTTCTAATACTTCTAATGGGTCAGTCACCTGAAATTGTTTTGTGCCTTTTACCACATTAAATACATATTCACCAACCAATGTTTCTAATTCTTTTGGTTCCAAATCAGGATGATTTCGTGCAGCTTGTGCTACATTAGCCCAATTGATAGATTTTTTAGGGTAAGGACCACCAATAACATCTTTATCAAGCGCCATTAAAGCGATGATGTCTTGTGGTGAATAATGAATATCTGAATCAATGAATAGTAGGTGTGTAAAACCTGAGCGTAAGAATTCATCTACTAGGTAATTTCTTGCTCGTGTAATAAGCGATTCGTTGAATAGAAATGAAAACTTGGTTTCAATCCCATATTTTGACATGGTTGTTTGTAAGTCTAGGCATGATTTAACATATAGACCGTGTGCCATACCACCATACATTGGTGTTGCCACAAACAATTTATTCTTTTTTAATTCTTCAATCTTAACTTGAATTTCCATGATAAGTCCATTTTAATAATAAAAAAAAGGTGTGACACCTATATGTATCACACCTCTTTTGTGGTTCCTAAATTATTTTAGGCAAATGCTCTTTCACCTTGTTGGCGAATAGCGGCGATACCAGCTGCAACCATACGCTTCGTTGGCGCACCTAAACGGTAAAATGAAACTTTATCACCGTTAGCATTAATGCGTGTGTTCAAATAGATAGCATGACCATCATTTCGCAACTCATTGATTGTTGCTGATGGGTTTGCAACACCAAAAACAGATTGCATTTTAGCTGCTGTTAATGTATTGTAACCGCTTTCTTTTGAAAGATACGCAAGGATTTTTGATTTTACAGAATTAGATTGTCTTTTTGACATCTTTTTTTCTCCATAATATGAATCACTCTTAAATAAAATTGATTGAGAGGTGATTCTTCTCTCAATTTGAGTATTAACTATATCAAAAAATTTAAACATTGTCAAGCCCTTTCAAGGTAAACATTATAAAAAAGACCCATTGTTACCAACGGGTCAAGTGCCGAACTACTACTAAAACGAAGCGGCAACCGTGTCATCAGGACGGGAAGCCTCTTCAACTACTTCAGGCGCTGGTGCCATAATTTCTTCAACTGAAGCACCTGCGTCAACTTTGGTATAAAGGTCTATAAATGATGTTTTGGTGTCATCATCAAACCTATTCAAACATAATTCAATCGCTTTCATTTTGTCACCAAAGATGCCAAATGTTTCTACGATATGGACTAATCTACGGGTAGAAATCACTTCATCGCAACCACCTTCATCAAAAGTTTGGCGAATGACTGTTGCCCACGTTACAAGTTTTTCGGCAAAATCATCGTCAACCTTATCGACTGATTCTAACTCTTTTTTGATAATTTTTTTCTCGGTGGCAACTGGTGGCCAATCCTGTTCGTAGGTGTTACGGAAACGCTCAAGGAACGCTTCATTCAAAACATTGGTAAACATATAACGACCATCTTCTGAACCTTTACCTTTGGTATTAGCGGTTGCAAATACTGTAAAGCCTTCAGCTGGTGTAATCAATTCACCTTTCTTTTTAAGTAAGAAAGGTTTACCTTCAAGCACCCGTTGCAAGCAAGATAGATTTTGAGCGCCATAGTCAATCTCATCGACACACAAAACAGCGCCTTGACGAGCGGCAGTGGTCACAGGACCATCTCGCCATTCCATTTCACCATTGATTAAAACATAGTTACCAAGGAGGTCACTTTCATCGGTTTCTGGTGTCATAGACACCAATACGAATTTTCTTTTAAGTTTGGCACAAGCCTGTTCAATGGACATTGTTTTACCATTACCAGAATGGCCTGTTATAAAAACTGGAAAAAATCGTTTGGATTCTACAATAGAGGCCACATCATCAAAGTTACCGAAAGGAACATAATTTTTATATGTCTTTGGAACTAAATCGGAGAGATCCAATTCAGTAGTAACATTGGTAATACGATTATTAGAATCCTCTCGTTTCCTGACGATTGGAACGATTTGGGCCTGTAATTCAGGTAATGGTTCAAATTGAACATTGGGTGCGCCTATAGCGTTTGGAACACGATAGAGACCACGACCAATACGATTGGAATTGTCTTTGGTGAACCATTGGACATTGGTTAGACCTATGCCCTTCATAATGTCTTTAATTTCACTTTTGGTGACTTCCTGTTTACCTGTAGCCTTTAGGGCGTTGATAAACTTGTCACGCAATTCGGCACGATTGCTACTCATAATATAAAACTCCTTTTTAATTGTATAACCATTATATCAGGTATTTCACTATTTGTCAAGCACTAAATGTTCTTTTAAATCAATAACTTACAGGATTTAATTAAACCCTTATAAATCAAGAGCTTAGGCGGCGATGCCCTCAATGAATTTGGACACCACGATTCTATTTACTTGGCGCTTTTTATTAAACTTCATAAAGGCATTTTTTAATTTATTGGTTGTCACTTTACCTTCAATTTCAATTTCATCAATTTCGGTATTCAAATCTTTGCCACCAAGAATGAAAAAGAATTTATTAAAACCAGGATTATGGGACACCAAAGCTTTGTTTGTTTTCAATTCTTTAGATAATTGTGTAACTTTTTCCCAATGTAAAACTCTATTAGTAAATAATGTGCCATTTTTATCATAATACTTATTAGCGATAGCACCTTGTAAATTACGGCTGGTATTTGGTGTAATAAAGAAACCAAATATTTTAGAATTTGTTGCCTTACGGAACCATTCTAGTGTAGCTTTAATCACATAATCACGGTTAATATCATCTTGTGGATTAACCCTATACTCAAATTTAATTTTTGGATCCATAAAAATGATATTGGTAGAATGTGAATCAAACACTTTATCACGACCACGATTGAAGACTTTTTTTTCTAAGTCATAGGTGGTCAAGAGATCGTTATCATCTGAATTGGTTGGGTAATATGTGCTCGTTTGGTCAGCTTCGCCATCGTGAACAATAACCAAACTACTTAAATCTAGGTTATTCACTTTACGGAAGTTTAACATTACATCTTTCATAGCACAAATAGCTTGTGTTAAAGGTGTATTAGATAAATTTTCTGATTGTGGTCTATAGAATCTTATGGGACCATACCTAGTGCTACGGTCATCATAAGACGCTTTGAGCATTAGCATATTCTTGAGGCATCGATTGAATTCTGCATTACCCATTTTTGAATTAAGGTATTCACGGAGTAAAACACACCTCATTCTTACTTCACCAGGATTACTGGTAAACATCTTGTTTATCTCATCTTCAGAAGAAGATTGATTATTTATACCTATATCATGGTCTTTTTCCCAATTTGACCATGAATCAGAAAAGCTATAAACATGAAATGGAATATTTACTTTACGGCAAAACATCGCCAAGACAAGGATTTGCTCAATTGAACCTCCCATGTTTGATGACATTGAACCAGAATAGTCCAACAATAAAATAAGTCCGTGTGATTTGCCTTTTGGTACCATCATCACTTTACGGAAGATATTATCATCAAAAGAATAGGTAGCAATTTTATTGATATCAATATCGCCTGTATCAGATATTTTAACCTTAGCAAAAGCTTTAGCTGCCTTTTTCATCTCAAATTCTTTGGCAAGTAATGAGATATATTTTTCATTTTTATTTTTGAAATCACGAACCAATTGTTGGACATCACCTTCGGTAAATAGATTATTACCTAATTGTTCGTTCCATGATTTTTCCATCAATGAATGGACTTTTTTATATGGTGTAACAATTTTATCTAAATGAGCTTTAGGGAAAGTCACATAAACATAATCCTTACTTGATTCATCTAAAAGCATAGACTCATTTTTACGGAAGGCCTCATCGGTTTCACAGTTAGGTTCAAATTGGTCTTCCATAGCCACATTGGATTCTTTATCATTATTTACTTCAAATTCTTTGGTTTTTTCTTTTTCCGCTTCTAATTCTTGCTCAGATTCATCATCTGAATTTTTACCTTCATCATCACCAGTGCCCGCTTCTTCAACGGAATCAGAATCTTCTTCGAATTCACCATCAAAATTATTATTTTGAATAATAAAATTAAAGTCCTCTAATTCAGATAAGTCAAATTGCTCATCTTTAGAGTAAGCGTAGATTTCATTGGTAATTTTAATTACATCAGCCCACGATTCAGCAGCTTTAACTTTTTCAACCATTTTTTGTTCTTCACCAGTAAAAAATATTTTCATACTGTATTGGCTTTTGGTATAAATGTTTAATCGGTTGATGAAAGCCATATCATTAATATCACGGCCTTTAATGCCGAAAAAATCACGACCCATTAAATCAGTATAAGCTTTAATAAAGGAAGCTTTTAAGCCTGGATATTTTCGTTGGACTTTTTTCTCAATACGGGCATCCTCAACTACATTTAAGAATGATTTGAAATTTTTAGATTTGGTCTTATCAATCACGGCATCATGCCAACCTTCGGCAGGAGTATAAAGGGCATGGCCCACTTCATGGCCTGTTAAAAGGTCATATAGAGCGCCTGTCATATTTTGCCAGATTGGAAGATATAATACACGATTCTTTGGGTCAAACTTAGCTGTTTGGATTTTTGAATGTTGAATCGTGAGGTTTTCAGTAGCCATCAACTTGGCTAATTGTGATTTTGATTCTACGGTAAAGTTCGTCATATAATTACTTCTCAATTGTTATATGACCATCCTAACATAAAAAAACAGATTTGTCAAGCGAAATATGAGGGTTGGTGTAAAAAAACAACAAATGTTGTAAAAAAACAACATGTTGCGTGGAAACAACAAAATAAGAAAATGGAGCGGGATCCAGGATTTGCACCTAGTAAGTAAGCTGGACACCTACTTTGTTCTATCAACCTCCCGCAATTGGAGCGGTGTGTCTGGCTTGCACAGACCTTAATAAAGGGGATTCATTAATGTTCTACAACCCACCGCATTTACAATAATCATTCTAACATAACTTTAATCGTATGTCAAGAATTTTATTTATATTTACCGACCAACTTGACCTAGATATTTGTCTTTTGTTTCTTGCCATGTTAAAGTAATTAAATCATCATAGAAAAGTGTTTCATGCGAAATTTTACCTTTCTTTTTCAAAACACTAATTCTTGGTTTAGCTAAATCTTTTTTCCAAATTTCTACTAATGCTTCAATCGATGTATCAAAGTTTTTCTTGATGCCTGTTGAATCTTCACCTTTTAAAAACTCTACTGTTTTATCATACAATGGACACCAATATATGCCACGAGCATGAGCTGTTCTAATCAGTTCTTTAGGAATATTTAATTTAGAATAAGTAAATTGTAGTGAACGATTCTTGTGGTCACGTTTGTGTGGCTGACCGCTTGGTTTCTTTGCGATATACCATTCAAAATATTTCTTGGTATAATTCTTCATTAACCATTGACGAATTTTGTATCGTGTTTCTTTTTCAGGTTCAAATGATACTGAACCTGCTGTAAAACCCATTTTTTGCCAATAAGGTAGACCATCATATTGTGATAAACCATTTGGTTTTGCTTGGCCATATAATGATGTAGTTGTAATTGAAACTAATTTATCGCCATAGAGTTTTTCCCATAATTCTTGTATGGGTGTGGCTAAACATAGTAAAGCTAATAATTTACCACCAACATAATTGTAACCAAGTGGTTGTAATGGAACAATCGTTGAGCCAATTGCAGTATGGTTAATCATACCGCCTTGTGTTTTCAGTTCACGGCTCCAACCAATATAATTATCTCTTGGTGTTAAATCTAGGAAGTCAGATGAAATACAAATCACACCTAGATATTTTTGAGTAGCTTTATCTCTTACAATAAAATTCAAATTACGGCCAATGTTTGAATTGTTTTTCATGGTAGATGAAAAGGTACGAATACAATTCCACAACTCTGGATACTTATCTTGTTTATTGGCATAGATGAGTTCTGGTTGTAATTTTAAATATTCATCAGGATCCTGTGGATTCCAAAAATTAGTTTTTACTTCTTCAATGGCTCGTCTTTGGTCTTCATCTTCAATAACCCGTTTTTCACCTTCCCATAAATCATTTACGATAACAGCTGGATAGCGGTCTTGAACCTCACACCACTTTTGATAAAGTGTATATTCTTTTACGTCCATCCTTGATACATAAGTCAAGTCTTTGATGACGGTTTGTTTGAGTTCGTTTTCATCAACAAAAGGCATATCGTTAGCAGGATTTTCTGCTGACCATTTCTTCCATTGGGTTTCTACATCGTCTTTTGGGTCAAATGCGTATGCCATTATTTTTTTCTCTTAATAATTTCAGACATTCTTTGTGCTTGTATTCTTTGTAATTCTTGTGTGTTGTCTATGTCTTTTTCAATAGAGGCTGTAGTTTTATTTACAATTGTTAATTGTAATTTCAAATCATCTTGGTGTTTTTTTAGAATAGTAATTTCTTTATCTAAACTATCTGCTCTTCTTTTTTGAGTGTCTAGTTCGTAATTCATGTTCACTATTTCACCTAAAAATATAAGTGATATTGTGAGTGATACTAAAAATAAAATCCAAGCTACTTGTCTATCTGCCATTTTTTTTTCTGCGTGTAATTGTTTTAATAAGTTTTTCTTGTTTCTGTTTTGCTAATCTTAATGAAACTGGCCCAGCGTATTGCACAAACTTTACACCATTCATGTGATCTAGTTCGTGTTGATAACATCTTGCTGTTAAACCTTCCATTTTCATTTCAATATGTTCACCGTTTTCATTATAGAATGATGCCATAATCCATGACGGTCTTTTTATTTTAATATATAAAGCGGGATAGGAGAGGCAACCTTCATTGTCTTTTGTCATTTCTGCCGATTGGCTGGTGATTTGTGGGTTGATACAGGCAAATTGAAAGTGTTCGGTGCCAATCACAAATACTCTTTCAAAAACACCACATTGATTAGCTGAAAGGCCTAATCCGTTGAATTGTTTCATTGTCATCTTTAATCGTTTAATTAAAGTATTCATGTTTTTATTAGGTAATGCGTTTTTGTATATTGGTATTGGCTTGTTTAGCATTGGATGATTTTCATCAAACAATGGCAAAGGCTCAATCTTTTCCTCTTTTGTAATATTAGCACCAGTATCAATGGTGAATATTTCTTGGTTTAATATATCGTCACTCATTTTACAATCCTACTAAAGTTTTTAATTTTTTGAAACCGAATTACATTGTTAAATTTATCTTGTAATATATCGCCTTTATGGGAAATTACAAATAAATTAACATTTTCAAGCATATGTAATATCTTAATCAATTCGTCTGTACCATTTACATCAAGACTTGAATCAAATATCTCATCAAGTATTAATAAATTAGTATTAGATGAATTCTTTAATTTAGCAATAGCACGCCATGTTAACATTAGAGCCATGTCTATACGCTGTTTTTCACCTTCTGAAAAGTTATTGTAAGTAAATTCATCACGGTGCCTTGACTTAATGGTTTCTTTGAATGATTCATCAAGATTAAAGTTCACAAAGAAGTCTAATGATGCCAAATACTTGTTGACTAACTTATTAATAATAGGTAAGTATTGTTTAATAATTTTTGTTTTAATGCCGGTATCTTTTAACAAACCAGAAGCCACTTCATAATAGGTTTTTTCATCAATTAATTCTTTGAGTTCTTTTTCGGCTGTATCAATCTTAACTTTAAGTTCTTCCAATTGTTTCTGTTCGGTATCTGATATATCTTTAGTATTTTTTAATTCATTGATGTGTTTTTCAATACGAGCAATATATTTTTTTACTTCGGTAATAGAAGTGGTATTGGTTGCAATTTTAATTTGTAGTTCTTGTATTTGTTTTTGTTTTTCACTAATCTGATTTAGTTTGTTTTGTTCTTCTAATAATTTAATTTCTAATTGCGAAAGGCCTTCGGCACATTCTGTAATTTTATTGTTTAGATTACCAATTTCTTCTTCTTTAAATTGTTTATTAATAGTTTGTCGGCACGTTGGACAATTATCATTATGCTCAAAGAAATTTATATCTTTTTTATATTTGTTTAGATTGGTTTCAATCTGTGTTTCAAGTTGATTAAATTTTTTAACCTTTTGTTCTGTTTCCAAGCGAGCAATTACTTCAGCTTGAAGTGTATTAATTTTATTGTTGTTTTCGTTTGTTTCTGATTCTAATGTTACAACATAATTTGAATTGTTGGCAATATCTAATTCACATTCAGTAATTTTTTCATCATTGTTTTGTTTTAATTGTTTAATATGAGATTCTTTAAGTTCATATTTTTGTTGATCAATATCAATTTCATGCTTCTTGGTTAAAGACAAATCTTTATTGTTGATCATTCGTTCTTTGACCAGTCCGCTCATAGTAGAAAAGATTTGAATGTCAAGTAAGTCTTCGATGATAGTTCGTCTATCAGTATTTGATAATTGCATAAATGGTGTAAATGATGCTGAACCTAGAATAACAATCTGTGTAAAGGATTTATAATTCATTTTAAGAATAAACTTCTCTAGGTATTCTTGATAGTCACGAGCAGCTGCGTCTTGATTAAGTAGTTCACCATCTTGATAAATTTCAAAGGTGTTTGGTTTGATACCACGAATAATCTTATATGATTTGTTACCAGAATTAAACTCAACTTCAACTATAGTATCTTTACCATTAATTGAGTTAATTAGATTGGGTTTAACAATTGAACGAAAAGGTTTACCAAAAAGACCAAAGCATAATGCGTCTAGCATCGTAGATTTGCCAGATCCATTTTCACCAACAACAAGTGTGTTGCTTGTATTGTCTAATTTAATTTCAGTAAAGTAATTACCTGTTGAAAGTAAATTCTTCCAACGAACATAACGAAAGACGAGCATTATTCAGTTGTTTCCGTATTAAGTGCTTCTACATAAAGCTCACGCATAAGTGTTTTAAGTTTATCACCATTTACATTTAAGGCTAAATTATCAATATATCGATTAAGAATAGTCATTGTATCTTCAGCTTGGTTAATAATATCTTGATCAGTATCAAAACTTGTATCGGTGAAATCTTCAACAATAGATATATCAGACACGCCAGCTTTATAAAGATTATCAATTACATTATCAAACAAATATGGATTTTGTTTATTAATAACAACCACTTTCACAAATGTTTCTTTTAATTTATTAAAATTATAAGTTTTCCAAAATTCAAAATCTTGAGCACCATCATCATAATTTAATTTATGAAACATGCGATATGGGTTCTGTATAAATTCCATTTCACGAGTTGCCGTATCAAAAATGTGAAACCCTCGTGGATCATTATAGTCAGCCCAAGTTATTTCATTTGGAGTACCGACATAATATATGTGGCCATCATCTGATTTATGATGAAAATGTCCAGTTAATACCATATCATACTTATTAAGCTTATTTTTGTCAATACCACCACGAAAAACATTACCACGATCCATTTCAAACCCATCAATCTCAAAATGACCAAAAGCTAATTGTGATTTACTTTCATTGATTGCCTTAAAAATTGTTTCTTCATTTTCAGCACAAAGCCAAGGAATAACATCAAAAAATATGCCATCAAAATCAACGGTGGCAAAATCATCATATACTATGATGTTGTCATAATCTTTAAGTAATAGTTGCGGAGAATTAACTTCAAGAGTGTTTTTAAAAGAAATATCATGATTACCAAGAATGGTATGGAATATAATGTTGTTTTCTTTTAATTTATCAAAGAAGTATTGACGGCATAGATAGAGTGAATTAAAATTAATAAACTTTCGTCTATCAAATAAATCGCCTAACTGAAATACGGTTGTAATGTTATTTTCTTTAAGGTATGGAAAAAATACATTATCATAAAACTTTTTAACATACTTGTGAAATTCTAAAGAATCACCACGCATACCAAAATGGGTATCACCCAATACACAAATTTGCATTATTATTTAATTCTTAAATTGTTATATTGGTTTTTAAGTGTTTCTATTTCTCGTTTTATCTCAAGCTTTTGATATTTCATTTTGTTTAATTCTGCATCATTTACAAAATGACTATACCCATCTTTGATATTACTATCTAAAATTAAATGTTCTTCTTCTAAAATTCTAATATGTTGAAGTAACTTTTCTGTATTCATTTGTGTCCTCATATGAAAAAGAATTAGGAAATCTGAAACTAACTTCAGCGCACTCTCTGATAATAACACATAATATAATTAAAGTCAAGTATTTTACAGGTAATTATAGGTCTTCACTAAAAAATTTATCCAATCCTTTAGTTTTATTTTCTTTTCTCTTTTTCTTATTTTCTTCAAAATTATGAATGAATTCAGAAATGTTGTCGTATAATTCAAATTGTTTGGCCACTCCATCTGAATCTTCTAGTAATTCATGTTCATCTAGAATACCAAACTGTTCGGTTGCCTTATACTTAACATAAAGTTGTTTCTTTTCTTTCATTATACGGCGAAGAAAGGCAAAGTATATAATTTGTGTAAAGTATGCAAATGGATTTTTAGATTTAGCTGGATCGAAATTACGGAAATACATCATACAGTTTTCAATACCATCAGCTATCATTTCATCACGAAAAGAATATGATATAAAATTTGGTTTGCGAGATAAATGTTCAGCAATTTTTAAAAAACATTCGCCAACATAATTTGGAATTTTAGGTTCCTCTTTTTTTGCTTTATTTGCCTCATCACATTTTTCTTTATACTCTATTAGAGCCTTCAAGAAGTCAGCATTATTTACATAGTGTTTTGGTTTTTTTTCACTCATATTTCATCCTTAATTGCCTCAAAAAGTGCTTGACATGTGTTAATCTAGCCTTGCCCCCTTTAATTGTAATTGCTTTAGTACCTTATCCAGTAATGTTAGCACTCTTACACGATATTCAAATCCTAACATTCCTGATTTAGTTCCATTTTCATATGGAGGTTTTCTACCTGTTGAATAATATTGGTCAGCTGTCAAATCGATTCTTTGACCTTTATTATCAACTGCCCACCAATGATAGATGCCTTCATCATCTAGGGCATGATATAACTTAATTATTTTTGTTCCAAATATCTTTTGTAAGCAAGCTGATGCTGTATGACAATGACCAAACATAGGGTTAGATTTATTTCTTTCAATCCATTTTTTAGGTAATAAATCAAATGTTAAATTATTTATTATTTCATCACTTACTAATTTAAAATTGTTTGGTGTATAATCCAACATTAATGTAATTTCTTTTTTCTATCATCAGCTAAAATATTTAAATAGTTTTTTACTTTCTCTTGCTCTTCAGGTAACATTTCATTAATAATGTCATCACGATATTCTGTTATTTCTTCTTTTAATACTTTTAATACATCATCGTTTTTTACAATTGATATTTTAGCTTGCTCAACCATATTATTATAATATTCAATTAAATCTTCTTTTGGTTCAGCAAACGTTAATACATCATGAGAAGATATAGTGGCTATATTATCAGAAATTACCTCAAGTGGCAACCATGGTATCATCATTATTGCCGTGCCTTTAATGGTGCGTTTAACAATCAAAGACATAGGATCATTTAATTGAATCCATTCATTTTCCTCATCCATAATACAAGTAGAAATAAGATCCTCTCCGTTTTGTAATCGGATAACTCTAATTTTGTGTTGTGGAAAAGGTGTCATTTTTTAAATCTATATTGTAATATTTATAATTAAATTTTTCATCATCATATATTTTTACTCGCTCAATAAAATGTTTTAAGGTATAATTTACATATTTACCTATACGAAAATCATCAGCGATATCAAATAATTCAGCTACTGTTTTATTATTTCCAATTCTTAAGCCACGGCCAATTGATTGTAGATTACGAATTCTTGATTTGCTAGGTGATGCAAATATAATATTATGTAGATTACGAATATTGACACCTGTTGAAAAGGTGCCATATGAAGCTACAATAATGGCGTCTTTTTCTTTTTCAGTAATTGAACGAACAGACTCACGAACCTCAACATCAGTTCCGCCAAAGACAAAAAAAACATGCCTATTTTTTGCATGTTGTTTAATATTAGTGTAAAGGTCTTTACCATGTTTTTCAACAAATTGAAATAAAATAAGTGAGTTGCCTTTTAGCGATAAAGCTAAATTGCGTATAAAATCATTACGAGCTTTGTTTGCAACTATAAAATCAATTTCTTTTTTATAATCCCAATCACGAGCCGCTTTACATATAGGTTCAGGATACTTGAGAATCAGACATTTAATGTTAAAATCCGCTAACTGACCTTTCTCAATTAATTCAGATGTTGAGGTTGCCTTATAAACTGGACCAAATAAACCCTCTAGTACCAAACGGTGAGTTTGAGTTCCGTCTAAAGTTCCTGTTGTACCTACTCTATATTTAGAATTTGAGCAACCTGTAAGTATGGTGGTAAGTGATTTAGCTTTAAATTGGTGAGCTTCATCACCTAAAACAAAATCGAATTGTTCAAAATATTCTACAGGATTTTTATAAATTGACTGCCATGTAGTAATCGTTAAAAAATTGTTTGTGTGTTTGTCTTTACCTGAATATTGGCGATGGCAATATCGATCAGAATCATAACCATAAGATTTAAAATCAGAAAACATTTGCTCAACTAATGATGTGGTTGAAACAATTAGTAGTCCTTTGTTTAATCTTAGCTCTTGTAGATATCTTACAACAAGATAAAGTATAAGTGATTTACCTGAAGCTGTTGGTGATAATAAAAGAATTCTTCTATTTCGAATAGCATGAATAAAAGACTTTAACTGATAATCACGAATTTCATATGGTAAGTTTAATGTTTTTATAAAACTTTCAGCTTCTACTACCGATAATATATCAGTAGAAATTACATTTGAATCTATTTCAAGATTATAGTTTCTTTCTTGACAGAAGTTTTGAATATATGAAACTAGACCATGATAAATGGTAAAGTTGCGTAAATCTACTAACCTTATTTTACCATCCCAAAGTCTGTTTTTATAAGCTGGAACGAATTGATATCCAGGAACAAAAAATGTAAAATGATCTGAAAGTTCTTGAGCTAGTCCTCTTTCACATTCGAATTGTATGAATACTTCGTTTTTTTTATGGAGTATTAAATCAGACACCTTGAATAAATTTTTCCCAATCTATAAACGACCTAAGTTCCCAAGTCCGATTATTTAATTCTTTGAGTATTGAACTGCATACATCTACGATTTCTTCATGCAAGGCTTTTTGTGCTAAACGAGTGTTGATGTCGTTATCAGCTTCAATGTAATTATTAACTTCAGCTTTTAAGACATATGGAAATGGTTCCCAACCGTATTGTTTTAGTTGGTCTTCATCTAATTTACCTGTATAATATTCCCATTTCAAAACCTTCATCTTATTTAACTTAAAATCAGCTTCTTTGGCTAATAGACGATGTTTTGAAAGAATATTTAAATATTTGCTGTGTAATTTAGGAATGTCTAATAACGCTTTGCCTGGTTCTGTTCTATCTATTTCAGAATCTTTGCGCCACATTTCTAATAATTCTTCAAGTTGTTTCATATAATTGTTATCCTTTTACTTCAAGGATACATCACCTCCATTAAATTGTCAAGCGTTTTTTAGAATAATTTAGGTATAAATGTATGTGTATTGGCCAAATAAAAATATTTGATTAAAACAATTTTTCTACATCAAAATACGAATATCTAAAAGTAGCATCAGCCGTAATGATTGTATCTGGTGAATCTGTCACACTCATTACAAATGTAGAAAGAGTGGTAGGAAATACTTCAAAAAATTTAATATTATAGTATGGAGTATTTGATGATGAAAGCAAAGTAACAGTCGCATCAGAGTATTGAGGTTTGCTTATTGGAATGTTTGTTGCATATTTGTTTAATTTACTAAGATTTCTATATTCAGCAAATTCTTTAGGAAAAGTCATAGCACGAATCCAATCGTGTATTTCAAGCCATGATCTTAATTCTTCATCAACAATAAATGTAATATTCAATAAATCGTATATAGCTTTTTCACCAGGAATATACACATCAACAAATGGATTAGTTTGTGGAATTTCAGACAAAGAAATACCGGGTACACTTAATGATTGACAAAAATATCTAACATTGGGTGAACGACCAAAATTAAGTTGAAACTTATTTGGTTGTAGAAAGTTGGGATTTGTTGGATTACGAGTGCTTATTGTCATAGTGGTTTATTTATGCTAAAAAAAAGAGGACTCCTTACAGAGCCCTCTTTTGAGTTTTACTACTTTTCTAGTCTTTTATTATAGTTATAATTATAAGACTTTTAAATTACATCAAGTTTGCAACTTTAAATGCACGATAGTAGTTGTTAACCAACACAGTCAATGCACCAAGGCCTTGTGTTGTACCTTGTGCAAATGGGTTTGCAACTAGACCGTAACGAGTTTTGAAACCAATTTTTGGTTGGAAATTCGATGTGTCAACTGCACGAACCATTTGTAAAGGAACATATGGGCAATAGAATAAACCTGCATCATAAGCATTTGAACCTTTGTAACCAACAACTGCAAATTCTTGAGTTGCTGATGTTGGAGCAAACGGATCAATATACACTTTGATACGACCGAAGAGAGTACCGGCATATGTGTTACCTGTATCATCAACAGTCAAGGCTACATTTGCTTGTAAAGCTGAATTGTAATCAAGAATACCAGACATCGCCAACGCTGAAGCAACATCGCTTGAGCAAATTAAAATATTACCTTTGCCTCTACGAGTTAATTTAGCGATAGTATTGGCTTCTCTTTCAATTTGGAAAGCTAAACCTTTAACTTTTTCAACCATCCAACGACCGTTTGAATCGGTGTCGAGGTCAAATTTACCAGCAGTAGTTGTACCAACTTGGCAACCTGTTACAGCAGTACCATAGATTGTTCTAACAACTTCACGGTTAATTTCAGCAAGAATTTCAGCAGACAAGATGTTTGCTAATTCTGTTTCTGCATCTAAACCATGAACTGCTTTAAGGTCTTGTGCAAGTTCAATTGAGTATTCTGCTTTTAATGCTCTTGTTCTAGCAGTAACAGTAACTTTTTCAATTGAGAATGCCATTTCTGCAAATGTTAAATCTTCAGCAGAAGCTGTTGTTAAACCAAGTGATGGAGCAGCATTACCAACGAATGTGTTAGCAGCAGCAGTACCAACAGCAAGAGTTGTTTGTGCGGCAGAAACACCACCAAAACCTGTATTAGCTTCGTTGTAAAATGCTTCTGTTGCGCCTGCGGTCACATTAGATGTGCTAAATGTAGAACGCATAGCAAAGATTAAACCAGTTGGGCCTGTCATTGGTTGAACACCGCATACATCGTATGCGATTAAGTTTGGTAATGAACGGCGAACTAAACTGATTAAGATTGGATCAAAACCGGCAACTGGACCACCGGCAGCTGCTCCAGCACCAAAACCGCCTGTACCTGCTGCGTTAGCTGGTGTAGCTTCAGTAAGCATTTGACTTGCTTTTTGCATTTCTTGAGCTTGATTCTCAAGAATGACAGCAGTCACAGCCTTACGATACGGGTCTTTAATTGCAGGTAAGTCGGGGTGTTCAAGAACACCTTCCCACTTTTTCTGTAATGATTCGGACAAATACATTTTTTTTTATCTCCTAGATAATTTTTTAATTAAAATTTCGTTTTACTAATTGCATCGGATACTGCAGCTACAAATGGATCATTAATAACTTTCTTTTCGCCTTCAGTATCTTCTACGATTTCGTTAAGTTGTGATTCATCAGCTTTTTTAACGCCAGATGGAAAATAATTCTCACGAATTGTTTCAAGTTTTGATTTGTATTCGTCCTCTGTGGAGAATTCAACACTCTCTGCGAGTGATTTGATTTTTTCAACTTGAGTTGATGTGAGACCTTCACTTACTTCACGAGTTACTTCATTTTTGCGTGATTCAACTAATGCTTTAGCAAAGCTAACACCACGCTCAATTTCTTCATTGAGTTTGCTTTCAAGTTCTTCAACTTTACCAGCAAGTTCATCAACGAGATCAACTTTTTCATCAGGAACACTAATATAATGTTCTGCGAATAGATTGCGTAAACCAGCAATAAAGTCGTCTGTTAATTCTGTGCGTAAACCAGATTCAATAGCAATTTCATTGTCACCCATCCATTGGTCGACAACGTAAGAAAGATAATCATCTACTTTTTCTGTTAAATCTTTACGAACAGATGTGATTGCTTCTTCAAGCATATCAGCATAGTTTGCTTCAATTTCTTCTTGAATTTGTGAAACACGGTCATTAACACGAGCTTCAAAAATTGTAGAAACTTTAGATTTAAAATCTTCAGAAATTGTAGAATCATCTGCAAAAAGAGCATCAATATCTTCTTGCATTTTTTTCTTCATTTCTTCTTTATTCATCGCATATTTGTTTGCAGGCGCTTTAGTCATCATGTGATATGCTTCATCTTTTACTTTTTTCTTTTCATCGTTATGTTTTTCATCTTTGTGCATATCAGAAGCTTCATCGATTGTTTCTTCTTCGTCTGATTCTTCTTCTTCACCTACAAGTTTTTTACCTGCTTCCGGATCAGCTGAAGCAGCTGAGGGTTTAGTTGTTGGCGAATGTATCATTTTAAAACCACTGGTCGCTTTAGCAGTATCAACTTTATACTTGCCGTAAATATCACCGCCCGGTTTATTGTCGTCTAAATCTTGTTTTGGACCACCAAGGTCTGTGACCTCTGCGTCCACTTTGTGCATTGGTTCAGCTGGTACGGGTTGCTTGCGTGTTGCAAGAACTTCAGCAGCTGCTTCCATGAGTTTATTTGTTGCCATTAGGAATCTCCTTATGATTTCTTATTTATAAAATTAAAGTTTTCTGAGGTAATTTTCAAATAATTTTAAGGCCACCTCTTCAATTTCTTTTGAAGATGCCTTACGAATTTGTGTTTTTGCAAGGTCAAAGTCAGTTTCTACAAATTTACCTTCAATAAACATCCATTCTTTATTTTCCATGATGCCATTTACAAACGCACCCGGTGCTGATGGATCCGCAACAATGTCTGCCGCTGTTGCTAATTTGAGGTCATCTTGGACTAGGCTATAACCGTCTTTAGTTGTAACTACTGAACCAAGAGCTCTTGAAGATACACCAATACTTACATCGTTATCAATAAAGTTTTTGACAATTTGACCATATGGTGTTTCAAGGATTAAAGCCTTACCATAGAATGTATTACCATCTTCAGATAGTGATACAATTTTATGGGATACCCTTTCAAGATTGATTGTTGGTGTGTCAGGATGACCTAACTCACCTAATGCACGATTCGTTTTAATATATTCTTCATTGTAACGGTTGACTTCTTTTCGAAGAGTATCCATTTTATACATGCGATTGTTACGATTGACTGTATCGCCAACAAGAAATGTACCTTCAATGAAAAGATGCTTTTTACCGTTTTCTGAAGCCTCTGTAACATACTTTACATTTTCTACGGTTTCTCTAATAAGTTTCATGTTAGAATCCTGTTAATGCTGTTGCATAAGTTGCTTCTTTAGATACTTCTAATACTACTGTACCGCCGGTATTAATTGTAATTACAATAGATGAGGTATTATTATTTGCAATTGAATAACCATACTCATCAAGACGCATTTCGCCCGTATTGTGTAAAGAAACAATTGGAACAGAACTTCTGACAATTTGAATATTGCCGTTTGTTGACCAATTTATTCTTTTAATGCTTGCGGATGTTACAGTTTCATTAGCACTCGCTGATAAGTTAGCTAAAGCAACTGTAGTTGTACCTGTTCCTTCAATACGAATAATTGAAGGACTTCTTATAGAGTTAATTAATTCAAATGGCATTTTATTTTAGTCCTAATCCGGCTCTTCTTCGCATAGACATTTTTCGTTTTAATAATGTTCTACGAAGTTTAGCTCTTCTAGTTGTTTTCCATGACCGTTTTAATAAACGGGCTTTTTTAAGTCTTGTTGTTGCTGGTATTCGTCTAACTGTATTACCAGAAATACGATAACCTTTTATACCTGAACGTCTTCTGTTTTTTTGAACAATAATTCGTCCTTTAGCGTTTCTTCTTATTCTACGGCGAATCTTATTGATTCTTCCCATTCTAATAATATTAACATTACGTCTAGCAACTTCTTCAAGGTTTTCTACTTTTTCAAATCTATCTTCAGCTACATATCGTTTAGCACTTTTTATACGATCTGCGATCATTTCATCAAGACGATCAAATAATATTTTTTTTGCTTCGTCTAATTTATTTTGTAATATTAAATCAACAAAATTTAACACTACATTCTCTTTTGTGAAAATTCTGCCGCTTTTTGTAAATGTTGACGTGATTTATTAATCATGTCTTCAAACTTCTTTTTATTCTCATCATTCAATTTTTTATGAACATTAAGAATTGCATGAGCAGTTTGCACATCAACTTTACTTGAAGTTCCATCATTATGTTTAATCGCACCAAGTTGGTGATTATCTTTAATCTTTTGCAACTGTGTTATGTTGTTTTCATTAATAGTATTTATACCGTTTTTTAAATTTTCCGCCTGTATATTAGAGTCAACACCAGGACCATAAGGAACACTAAAATATTTGTTAATTTTGTTGTTAAAATAAAGAGCAATTTTTTGACCATTTGGATATAAACGAATGGCTTTTCTCTTTAATACTAATACAAAAGGTGGATCACTTGAATCTAATGCCTCATTAATTTCTTCATATTCCTCACGAACTGTTTGCCTTGTTTTTTGAAATAGTTGCTTACTTGTAATTAAATCAGCCATTTTTAAAAAAAGCATTTGCATCAATGCTCGGTCAGTTGGGTTAAAAGTTGGTTTTTCTTCACCCATTTTATTTAAAACACGATGAATTCTTTGTATTTGAGACCTGTTTGCTAATCCAGCTCGTACCAACGCATCAAATTTGGAGTAATCTTGTTTCTCCTCTTCTATTAAAAGTCTAAACTGTTCTAAAGATTTCATTTTGCCATTACTTTAGCAGGAATTAATCCTGAAGCATCAAATTCTTCTTGTGTTATAAGCTCATCTTTCATTGGTGTATCGGCAGTATCTTGCACTTCAATATCACTCATTTGAACACCATTGACTTCATTTGCATCTAAAACTTCAATATCTTGATCTTCATTCTGATCTTGTTCTATACCACCAAAAGATGATTTAGCAATTTCAATTTTACGATTTTCAAGTGCATTAAAGGCTTTAGCAGATAAAATATCTGTAAGTGTTTCTTTAGCTTGAGCAGATTTACCGGCTACAAGTTGATCAATAAATTGTGTTGTTTCCATAATTTTCTCCGTTATGTTAAGCTCTATTTATGTTACTATACTTTTCAACATCAGCATCAAGTTGAGGTGTTTTTGAATCTTCGGCACCACGTTCAACCGTGTTGTCTTCTGGAGGATATTGGTCAGCTGATACTTGTTCACCACCTTGCATTATTGGACCACCAGTTCCGTCATTTTCTTCTTGTTTAATTTCGTTTTCCATTTGTTCAATGTCTTCTTCATTCATTTGAAGAATATTTTTACGAACCCATTTAGATGAATAATAACGACCAATATATGGGTCAACCGTTTGAAGTAGATTTACTCTTTCACGGAGTAATTCAGCATCACGCATTTCGGTAAAATTATTATCTTTTAAGAAGTCATAGTAAATGGCTTCTTTGAAATCTTCCCATTCTTCTTGTGTGCAAATGCCTTTAAGTACCAATTGAACACGAAGAGCTTGATCGAAGATTTGAGAAAACTTATTTCTTAATCTTTGAACAAATTTAGCAAATTTAACTTCATCTCTTGTTACTTCAGCCACTCTACCTACACCAATCATACCACCTTGTTGCGAGTCTAATCGTGAAATAGGCACATTTAATGACTGTAATAACTTCTGACGAAAATATTTTACATCTTCTAATTCACCAAGGTTTTGACCAGCTGGAAGTGTGGTAATTTCAGTACCTTTACCGCCTTCACGGCGAGGTAACCAAAAATCTTCAAGCATTGACATGTGTTTGCGGTCATCTCTTAATTCACCTGTTTGAGCATCATATACCATTTTGTTACGATATTTGACCATAACATCACGAAGATATTGTTCTGCTTTACCTTTTGGTAAATTACCTACATCAATATAAAATATTCGTCTTTCAGGCGCTCTTGATAAACGGTAAATAACGATAGCATCTTCAATCATTCTTAACTGATTGAGTGGTTTGATAGCTTTATGTAAATATGAAATGACAAAAGTGTTTTTTGCATCCATCAAACCTGAATTTACATTAATAATAGATTCTGGCGCAATTCTTAAACCAGCATTTACATTACTTGTATAAGTTTGTGATGTAGTGCCTTTGTCATTATAAACATAATACTCAGCAATAGAGGAAATAATTTGAGCGCCAGTTTTTGGATCACGCTCTTTTTTAATCTCACGCACTTTACGAATCTTGCGTGGATCGATGTATCTTAATTCTTTAATACCTTCTTTTGGCGATTTTTCATCAACAACTACATGAAAATTAATTCTACCGTCAATGTACCAACGCTTAAAAAGGTCATCAGCCAGATTGCTAAAGTTAAGCATCTTCTGAATATTATTGTATTCTTCGAGTATTTTCTTTTTAATGGTTTCAGGTTGAGTTAGTTTATCTAAAACAATATTAGCTACTTTACCTGTTTCATCATGGGTGATGGCTTCATTGACAATATCATCAATCGCCATTTCTAATTCTGGATGGTTTGCCATCTCACGATAGCGTGTTATTAGTTCAATTTCATTACGAACAGAACCTTCTAAATCTACATAAGTTCCATAGTGAGCTGCAGATGTGATGGTGACTGCACCATCATCCATAGCTTGTGTTGGGAGTGCAAAAGAAGGTTGTTCAGGTAATTGCGGTTGAACAACATCTTTTCGACCTAGGGTAAATCCAAAGAGTTTGACTGCCATTTTATATCATCCTAAAAAAAGAGAAAGGCCGAAGCCTTTCTCGTTAAATTACACCACACCAGTTTCAACTGATTCCCACCATTGGTAGGACATAGTTACTGTAAATTCCTCAATTGTGTCATTAGCGCCCCAATCAACATCAATTGGAGCTAAATCTGTTGGATATAAACCAACAAATTTGTATCTTTTAAGTGTATCACCTTTTTTGCCAAATTGTCTGACATCGCCATCAACTGAATATCCTAACGGTGCAAGAGCAGCCGGATTACGCACATTAAGATTGTGACTATTAATACCATTCATCCATCTTTCAAATGCGTTACGAATGATAAAATCTTCATCATTGATAATGTTAATTGTCCAGTCTGCAAATGTTCTATTGCCAACAAATTTTAATTCACGGCCAAAATATTGAACTGGCACAACACCAATAGTTGAACCTGGTAATTGTGCTGTTTTACACATGAAAGTTAATTTAGTTTGTGCATCTCCTGGTGCAGAGAACACGGGAAAAGGCATAGACACTTCAAACAGATTTGGACGAGCGCCGTCACCAACCATTTGACTTCTAAATTCATTTACGGAAAAAGCCATTTTTTATATCTCCTGTTTCTCTATTTATTAAAACTTACCAACAACTTCATCAAAACTTACACCTGTTCTTACTGCTATAAAGTTAAGTTGAATAAAGTTAATTGATCTAGATGGTTTAATGAAAATATCACCGATAAATTCGTTTCTATCTATAACCTCTGGCGTATTGTTTGTTTCATCACAAACCACACGGAAGTCAAAGATGCCTCGGCGACCTTGAACATCACGCAAGAACGGTTCTACAAGAGCAACAAACTGAGCTCTGGTAAATTGGTCATTGAACTCAAAGAGAGAGAAGCGAGCTGCACGAGCAAGAGCTTTCTCAAGAACAATGAACAACCTACGAACATTAATACGATCAAAAGCGCTTGGTTTAGATAAAAGCGTCTTATCGCCAAATAATACTACACCTTCACCTTGGAATGTAACAATAGGATTAATACCTTTTACATACAAATCATCACGATTTGTTTTTGTTGGATTCCATGCAAGTTTAATTACATTTTTGATAATACCACGATTGAGACCGCCTGGTGAGAACCATGGATCACGTTCAAGGTCTGTTCTTGCACATAGACCAGCAATGTCACCATTTAATGGTACCCAGCGATACACATCGTTGTATTTGTCGTATTGATATTTCCAATTAGAATCTAATACCGCATATGAACTGCTTGTTAATGTATCACGATAAGCTTTAATATCTGTTACTTCAGAACCAGCGTTATCAACACAATCTGCTTTTTCTGGTGATAAGAATGCTAAACAATCTTTACGAGTTCCTGCCAATGTAATAAGATTAGCAGCAAGAGTTGTACCAGCAGGACCAGAAACAATTAATGAGATATCAACTGAATCAGCATTAGCAAATTGATCATAAGCTGTAATAACGTTTGCAGTAGAAATTGTGCCATCTGCACCATTAATAAGTGATATTGTCACATTAGCTGATAAATTACTAAAAGATTTATTGGTAGCTGTAGTGCCCCATGTTGAGCTTGCATTAGCATATGAAGCTCCGCCGTTTGCTGTTGGGTGACTTAACCAATGAATATATTTTGATTTATTTGTAATAACATTTTTATAGTAATTAGTATTGCCTGAATCATCTTTAGCATCTGACGCTTTAGATACAAAAGCATATTTTTCAAGAACTGTATTTTGTGTGCCTGTAAATTCGCCGTCTTGGTCAATAACAATAACGTGAATTTCATCATTAGCACCACCAACGGATGATGTATATGTTGAAGTGCCTGGTGCAGCTGTAAATTGTGAGGCAAAAGCCCAACCAGAGTAAGTATTTGCGTCACATAAAGAAACTTTAAGTGAGTTGCCTACAGCACCAGCATAGCGAGCTGCGAATTCACCATATGTGTTTGCACCGCCTGAAAAATTATCATCATAAGCATCATCATTTTTAATTAATACTGCTGAACCATTAGACACAGCATTTTTTGTTGAAGCAATACTACCTGCACGAACAGTTTTAAGATTATTTGAGTATGCTAAAAAATTCGCTGCTGAAAACCAATATTCATAGTTATCGGAATATGGTTTAAAAAATCTTTCAACTAGATTTACTTCGTCTGAAACAGTTACAATTTCATCGATTGGACCCCATTGAAATATACCAGCAAATGCTCCAATTGAAGTTGGAACTGAGGGGACAATTGTAGTCAAATCTATTTCTGATACATTTACCCCAGGTGAGAGCTGAAATGCCATTGGATTTCTCCTTTAAATAATTACTTTACGAATAATATAATATTGTTATTGAATTCTTTTATAGTGTATTTAGTTTTTTAAAAAATTGAAGAAGTATAGCCCTTTTCTGTCCATATATCATTATTTTCACGGTCAATCGTAATTTCCTCTCTTTTTCCGTCATCTATAATGCCCACAGGAGTTAAATCTTCGTCAACCAACATATTTTGCTCTGCCAACATTAACTTTCTTACATCAATACTTGTAGAATCTTTAAAGAATGTTTGCGCTGTTAGCCATGCAAATAAAACTAATCCCATTACTAAATCGTCATTATTGCCTTCTTCAGCCGCATAGGTGCCACGAACCCTAGAAAAAGTGTTCATTTCAGCTATTGTGTCAAAGTCATTAATGATTAATTTATCGTTTTCAATAAGTGTTTTTAAGTTAGCACATCCAATTTTCTTGACAGATTTTGTTGTTTTAATGCCAAAAGAGGTAGATCGTTTAAAACCAGCTGATATACTTTGACCTTTGATATGATGATGCTCTAACTTGTATATGTTTTCATACTCTAAATCATAGTGTAAAATATCAACCACTTGTTGACCTATGTTATTTGTTTCAATTAACGCATAGGCTTCATTATATTTTTTTGCCACCGAATAAATGATAGTAGGAAAAAATAATAATGGTAATTTATTATTTCTATATTTAGCAACCTGCTTATAGGGTGTTTGTGTTACATCAATCACGTTTATAGCAGAATAATCAGCCTCTATACCCTCTGCACAATCAACTGTGGCAATATACAGATTGCCTGGTATGGGTTGTTCATATATGTCTAATCCCTCATCTGAAGATATTGGATTATGAAATGCTAAACTTCTTAACTTGGTTCCAGAAATTAATGTTGCCGATGAACCAATAAATTCCGTTTCAAATTCTACACGAAACTGCTCTTCACTTGTATTTCGTATTGTTTCGTTTTTCCACTCTTCGTTACGACCTGGCACTTGTGACCAATGAACTTCTAAAGGTTTATATGTAGAACGACCTTCAATTGCATCAGTCCACATTTTATAAAACTGATTTAATCCATTAGGTGTAGATACAATAATTACTTTGGTTGTTTGACCAGAAGAAATTACAGGGTAAGTTGATTGAAAAAAGTCTTGTGCCATATTGTGCGGCACAAATGCAAACTCATCAAGAAATATTAAATTATAAGAACCGCCTCGGACACCATCAGCTGATGTGGCGTATGCAAATATCTTTGACCCATTTTCTAATTCAATGTTACCTTTATTCCAAACTAAAACACCTTGTTGCAACCATACTGGCAAATATTCATAAGCTTTGGTTAATCGATCTAAAATCTCACGAGCCAATGAACCTTTATTTGCTAATATGCCTATTGTATAATCTGGATTAAATAAAACAGACCATAACATATAACCTACGGTGGTGGTTGTTTTACCAACCTGACGAGGCATTTTTGCAATACAAAAACGATTATTATGAAATGTATTAACCATTTCTTCTTGAAATGGCCACATATCAAATGGAACCAAACCGTGATCTACATTTACAATTTTTACATAATTTCGTATAAAATATACCGGGTTCTCGGTACATTTAATAATTTCTGCTACTTGTTCCTCTGTGTAGGGTAAATCAATGCCTACTTTTTTTAGGCGTTGATTTCCAAGATAACCATCAATATTTTCCATTTATTTGTTAAACCAAACGCTCAAATGTGCCAATCCCATTATTGACCACATTAGAGGCATTTCATATAAACTGTGGCTATGATGACAAATTATCTCATTACAGTTTAAGTAATAACTTATAATTGCCATTATAAAGAATATTGGTGACCACAATCTATTATATATTTTGGTCATTTAATCAAAGTGCTTAAAAACCATGCGTGTTTTTGATGTTGGTCTAATATTTCTTGTAAGAAATTAGAAACTGCTGGTTCGCCAACTTGATCAGCTAATATAATACCAGCTCTCAAATGAATAATAAATCGGTCATTATCACTTTTTAATTGTGCAAACATTTCAATGGCTGATGGGATATTTTCATTGTCTTGAATATCACATAATTCAAGCATTCTATCTAAACCTGTTGGAGCGTAAGATCCTAATGCACGAATTTTTTCAGCAATTAAATCTGTGTTATTGAAAATTTGTTCATATAATTTAGCTAAAAACTTATGGTATTGAATAAAGTCTGCACCCTCTATGTTCCAATGAAACGAGTGAGCTTTAAAATATAAACCAAAGTTTGTGCCTAAAATTGTTTTGAGTTGTTCAATGAGTTTTTCCATGATAATCCTTATTTATTGCTCTTTAAAAACTTAACTAATTCGTTTGTAGATCCAACAAAAATCGCCTTATCTACATTTAAATTTTTGGTATTTCCTGCAAAATTATCTTCATTGGGTATTAAATCTTTGCGTTTTTTTTGCAAATCTAACAAATCTTTATTCATATCTGCTAAACTTTTAATTAAAGTTGCAGCTACTTCATATGCACGAGGATGTTCTGATTCTTTAGCAACAGCTAATAATTGATCCATGGCTTGATTACCTTTAATAATTAGTTCTCTAATATTATTACGAGCAAAATTAGCATCTTCCTCAACTATATTTGTAGTAACAACTTTAGTTGTTGATATTTCAACCATGGGATTAACTTCTATCGATTTAGTGTTTAATACTTTAGATAATTTATTATTTAATTTAGACATTATGTATTAGGCCATTCAAAAATTGTTTCAGAGAACCCAAACTCATCATCAACATTAGCTGAAATTGGTTCGGGTGTGGTA